TGTCGCTCCCCAGTTCATTGGATCATATGATCCTATGGCAATCCCTGGAAGCCAGATGGCGAGGCTGTCCGCGCGCAAGACTGCTGACACCCAAGGCCGCTGCTATGAAGCTTTTTACTTCGGTCGCTTCGCCTCTGATCTGAAAAGCCCCGTGACCACGATTCCCACCAAGCCGATAGCACTAACCGCGGTGCTCCCGACAACGACTGTCAGTGCTGCTTGTGGTAATTCGAACCCGCAAATCTTCCAGCCAGAGAGCAGCAGCACTGCTGCCGCAAATGCGGAGTAAGTGATGAGGTAGATAAAGACTGCTTTCGCGTAGTCTCGGCGCATTCGCCTGTTGACGCGCAGATCCCGGTTCGACTCTGATATTGACGCGATCTCGGCGCGGCTGCGCGCCTGCGAGACCGCCGCCTCTTCCTGCCGGTCTCTATCGTCCTTACCTTGTTTGCGATCTACGCGTCCAACACCAGCAGAAATGGCGTCGGGTGAGACCGTTTTGGCCTTGCGGGACGGGCCTGTGGTCATGCTTGCGGAGTGTCTGCCAAACGGATGAAGTACTCTTGAATGGCATTATTTGAGACGGGGCGATTGCGCCCCGGCTCGAACACATTGGTCCACGGCGTGCCTGGCTCATGAGTCAGGGCGGACAGCTTATGAGCGGGAAAACGACCGTAGTTGGCCCAGACGCGATCGACCACGTCGGACTCTTTCTCGTCGAGCTCTTCGAATGCATCTTCCGTAAAGTCGAGATCATCCGCAAACGGGGAATCGTCTCCCCACCTGATCGGCCGACTGACCGGACCAGAGCCATACCGACGCAGCGCTTGGTACAGCTTGCGCTCGACAGGCCCGAACTCCCAGGCTTCAAATTCGTCTTCAATAAGAGGCTCGCCAGTCACAGCGAGGCACCACCCGTGCGCTAGATACACGAGCTTCTGCAACTGCATTTGAGTTAAGCGGCGACCGTCGGATTTGGCACGCCGCAAAAACTCATTCGCTATGGCCAAAGGCGAGTGCATACCCCAGATTACCACATTGGCGCGGAAACCACGAACGGCGCTAAGATACTGTTACTCCAACGTATTTTCAAGGCGCTTGGCAGTCTAGATAAGCGTGCCTCCGAATCGCAACAAGATTGCGAGAGTTCCGCGCTCTTGAGCAAAGACGGCCAGCCCGATCCCAGCTCCTCTAGCTAGGCGGTATGACCGGGTTTATTATTCTCGGGGATCTTCTTTTCGCGCTGTGGCGTCATCGTCGCAGGATCATCCTTCCCGGGCACTCCGCGCGGACCGAGTTCATCCCGCTGGATGTCTTCTTCGCTCGGTCGGGGATCCGCGTCCGCCAACTGCCCGGAGCTCTCGCCGCCCGAGTACGGTTCGGCCGAGCCCAGGCCCGTTGCGTCATTCGGGCCAAGCGAACGGTCCTGCCCCTCTAGAAAAGCGCCTTTCGGTTGGGCGCCGGTAATCGTCGTTCCGTCTTTATCAGCTTTGGCCATCTTGTCCTCCATTGGAGGAACAAGTCTCATCGCAATATGACGTTCCAGGGTACCGTCAGCAACAACGAGCCGCCTTCACTTCGAGCTCTCAGGGTGACCCTCGCCAAGCCTTCTCAAGTGCTCGTCGGTGCTTGAGCATGGGTTGGGTCCCGCTCCAATGCAGGGGCTGAGAAGAGCGGGACCGCCCCGCGCCATGTGCCTCAGAGGCGCGTGCGGTAAGGCGAGATTGGCCGCCTGGTTCCCGCCGCTGAGCTGATGCCCTTGTCTCCCGAGTCCAGCGTTGACTCTGGATGGGAATGTTCTCTATTTGTTCGAGAGAGTGGAGAGCTTGAACATGGCGAGCCGACGTTGCGCAGAATGGCGCCTTCCGACTGAAAAGCAGGCTAGATCGGAAGCGATTGCGCGTCGTATTCAGGATGCGGCTGCCACCCCGCCCACGCCGGCTGTAGGCCCGGCCGACCCAATCCCCGAGGATTACTGGAATTCAGTGCTTTCGGATCCGCACGCCAGCGCACGGTCAGGCGTGCCGATCCAAAACCGCCGGCTGTCCGAAATACCGCGGCACATCTTGCGCGTGACGTGTAGGCGTTGCGATCGCATTGTCGAAATCCAGACCGCCGATGCAGTCCGCCTCTATGGTGGCCGCGCCAGCTGGAAAGAGGTCGGGCAGCGGCTGCTCGACAACGGTTGCGGACAGCGGACCGGAAGCCACGAGGACGACGGCTGCTGGCCGTCTTACGGCACGCCGTGACATGTCTCCGAAGCGGCATCCCACGCTCATGTCCGGCGGCGATCGCGAGGCGCTGACCAAAGAACTGCGCAAGGCGCGCGGTGTCACCCTTATGCTGGCCCGCCAATCTGAGGAGCTGAGGGGCAAAGGCGAGGCCCTGATCCGCGAGGCCGACAAGCTGGCCTGCGAAAGCTGGAATGAACGCATGTGGGCGGACGGTGAGCCTATCGACCCGTCGCCTACGATTGACCAGGCCATCAATGGCGGCTTTCCGTGGCTGCAGGTCGAGTGCAGCCGCTGCAGAACGCCGCGCGACATCGACATGACAGCGCTGGGCACCCCGCCGACGACCTTTGTCCACGATCTAGCGGAACGGCTGCGGTGCCAGAAATGCGCGAAATTCAACAAGCGGCCGGCGGCGACTTTGCTGCCGCTTGCGCACTCCGCGCGGCACGCGGCAGAATGACCGCATGTGCAACTTGTACTCCATGACCAAGAACCAGGCCGCCATCCGGCAGCTGTTCGCCGTCACGCGCGACAGCGCTGGCAACCTTCCCTCCATGCCCGGCATCTTCCCGGACTACCCGGCGCCGATCGTCAGCAACGCCGACGGTGGCCGCGAGCTCGCGATGGCCCGGTGGGGCATGCCCTCGTCGTCGAAGGCCCTGAAGGACGCCACCGCCAAGCGCGCGGCGAAGCTCGAGGCCAAAGGCAAGACGGTCGACTTCAAGGAGCTTCTGCGGATGGAGCCCGACGGCGGCACGACGAACATACGCAACACCTCGAGCAAGCACTGGAAGCGGTGGCTCGGCGTCGAGAACCGCTGCATCGTGCCGATGTCGTCCTTCAGCGAGTTCAACCGAGACGCCGGCGGCGACATCTGGTTCGCCCTCGACGAGAGCCGGCCGTTGGTCTGCTTCGCCGGCATGTGGACCAACTGGACGTCAGTCCGGAAGGTCAGCGAGGGCGAGACCACCAACGATCTCTTCGCATTTCTGACCACCGAGCCGAACGCCGAAGTCGGTGCCATCCATCCCAAGGCGATGCCGGTGATCCTGCGCACATCTGAGGAGGCGGACGTTTGGTTGCGCGCGCCATGGGACGAGGCCAAAGCGCTGCAGCGGCCCCTACCCGACGGATCGCTGCAAATCATTGCTCGCGGCGTTAAAAAGGACGGTGCGGACGCCTGACAAGGAACGGATCGTTCTCGAATGAATCGAGTCGGCAGTAGCGTTTGGAGTTGCGTATGTCGTGGGATAGCCCCTTGCCTGCACCCATCCCGGTGCCGGGCGCCAAGCCATTGGTGACCCTACGGGATGCCGCCTTGCTGATTCAGGAGTTGCCGGAAGCCCAGGCCGACCGGCCCGTTGGCAGACAGCGATCGGGGCCCTCATGCTGGCAGCCGAAGAGCGCGGACCGCTAATGCATGCTCAGGTCGGCGTGATGAAGGCGCTGCACCCGCGAGACCCCGTCTACGACACCAGCCGCAAAGATCCCGTCTGGCGGAACAGCCGAAAACTTGTGAGGGACCGATGAGCGAGCGCGAAGACATTGCTCGGCTGATCATAAGCATCAGCAAAGCGCGCAGTCTGCTCAGCCAGTATATCGAGCCAGGGCCGCGCAACGCTGTTGATACGGTTGATCGCTTGATTGATGTGCTCGACGACCGCGAATTCGTAGCGACATTGGACCGGCTGAACCGAAGGCAGGTCATCCGCCTGGTCGAATAGCCCACCCGGATCAAACGCAAAAAGCCGCCCGGGCTCGACACCGGACGGCTTTCAGATGCGATTGTCGGACCCAGCCCGATTCCATCTCATGGCGGCAGGCTGCGGGAGCCGGCCAAGATGGTCAACCTAAGGCTCCGGCTATTCCACAGTCACGCGCGCCAGCCCGCCCATCCCGATCGCGCGCGCCGCGGCGTGGCTGAGATCGATGCATCGGCCGCGCACAAAGGGTCCGCGGTCATTGATGCGAACCGAGACGCTGCGGCCATTGGCCCTGTTCGTGACCGTGACGTGGCTGCCGAAGCGCCTGGTGCGATGGGCGGCCGTTAGGGCGTGGGTGTTGAAACGCTCGCCCGAGGCCGTCCGGCGGCCATTGTAGCCGTCTCCGACGCCGTAGTGGCTGGCCGTGCAGCTTTCGACCCGGGTCATGGTGACGTCGATTGAGCGGACGCCGGCAAAGATGTCCTGCGCGGACGCAGGCATGGTGAATAGCGCGCACAGCAAAGCTGCCGCAAAGAAGCGGATCAGGGACATTGGTCTTCCGATTCTGATTATGTATGGGACGGGGTGATGCGGCTTTCGAGGAGCCGGTCGAGGCGGGACGTGATGCCTTTCAGGTCCTGCCGAAGGTCGTCGAACTGCGCTTCATGGCGAAGCGTGAGCTGCTCGAGATCCTTGTGATTGACGAATTCCTTTTCGGCATAGCGCTGAAATGTCGAAAGCTCGGCTTGGAGCGTATCGATCTTCAGATTGGCCTGAACGCCCCGGAGGCCGGCGGCGCTGGCCTCTGTTTTCGCTTCCGTGATCTGTCGCTGCATGTTCATCCAAAATGCTGCAAAGCCGATTGAACAACTGACACAGGCGAAAGCGGCCCCGAGTGCGGCCCAGGCAAGTCCATTTTCCATTCCCTCCGCTCCTTAATTAACCAAGAGCGGATTTCGGCCCACGCTTTTTCGGAGTTTCGTGATCTGATGTACGCCGGCCATCGTCAGTCCCCTTTCACGGGCTGGTGGTGGTCAGGTCCGTCACCTTGTGCAACCAGGGTGGCGGGCCGCTCTCTAATAGACGCGTCGCGGATCCGACGGACGCAACAACTCATCAACGCGGTCGCGCGGCGGAGACGCCGGCGCAGGCTGTGCGGCTGGCACCGGTGGCACCAGGTACGGAACAGGCTCGATCGCCGGCTTCTGCCCGGTCACCCGATCCTTGATGCGGCGGATGATGCCGCGCTTCTTGGCCGGCGCCGGCGGTATCTTCACATCTGCTGTTCCGTCGATCGATGCTGGCCGAGTTGCCGGCCGCTTCCATCCGCACCCACCGACACCGCCCTCAACCTGACTATCAATCCAGTCCTGATCATACGGCTTTTTGCCTTGAACCGCATACGCCGGCCGCTCGAAAATGCGACACTCCCCACCTTTGATTGAGGCCGGGCCCGTGGATGCGCAGCCGGAAAGCGCCAGCGCCGCAGCGATGATGATGAGCGCGCGCATCATATGCACCTCCCCTCGACTTGATCCCACCGGCGGCCGGCGGCGCGGCACTGCTTGAAGACGGAACGCTTCGCCTCGGCCTGCGTAATGGCACGCTCGTCCTGCGCTGCGATATCGGAGATCGCCCGCTTATAGCCGGACTGATAGACCTTGTGGTGCCAGACGCCATAGATCGTGCCGAGCAGGAGGATCGGCCCGAAGATGGTAATCAGGCGCATTCCCCATCCGAGCGCTTTCCAGCCGACCATTGCCGCCGCAATCATTGTCTTGCTCCTGTGGTGACGGACTCGGTGATTTGATTGCCGGCCGAACGAAGGTTCAGGGCCAGAAAGATGAAGACGCCGCACAGCGCCAAGCCCCACACGATCGGCGGGACAGCGGTGACGTAGGACCATGCTGTCGATAGGAAGCCATGGTCCGTCGGGATGCTGTCGCGGTTGTCGGTGAAGAAGTCCCACGCTGCGCTGACATTCGTGCTGATCCAGTCCCAGACCGATGCGAACGCCGTGGTGACCGCTGCCCAAATCGCAGCCCAGAAGCCACGTTTGACCGGCACCGATTCCGGCGCCACCTCAGCAACCGTCTTTGGATCCGCCGCGGCGCGTGCTTCGGTGACCGGCCGCTTGAAGCCTTCACCCTTCGCCTCAGCAACGTCCTCGAGCAAATCGGCTCGGATCGCTGCGAAGTCGTCATAGGAAGCAGGTGCCGAGGTGGCCGAGCTGTAGTCGTTAATGAAGCCAGCGATCGCACCAGCCGTCATGCCGCCCCACTTTCCAGATGGAATACCGGGACTATAATTCATTGCTTTGAGATCGGTCTGGATGGACAGTAACGCAGGATCGAAGTTCGCCGACGGCTGGTGACCGCCAGCGTCTTCCGGCTCATCTTCGCCCAGCACGTCCGCCGGCGCGACGCCGCCCTGCTTGATCTGTTCGCCGACGCCAGCGAACCGCGCAGCACGCCCCACCACAGGCGGCGCCGAGCTCGGCTGCCGCCCGCCGTTGTCGACGAACTCGAAATGCATCCAGTCCGGCCGGCTCGAATACCAGCCGCCCCACATCGCACCCTGCCGGCAGAAGGCGTCCACCACGAACTGCGGCATGGTGCCCTTCTTGACCCCAAGCGCGTTCTCTCCGGCATTCAGATCGATCGCTGCGGCATAGGCGTGGTTCGACCATTTCGTCTTGGAGCCGCGCACGAGGCGATGATTGTAGGCGCCGGCATACTTGGAGACGCCAGCCGCATCGACCTTAGCCTGATCGTGCTGGCAATAGTCCCAGATCTCGTTCAGGGCAGCCAGTAGCGCAGGCGCGGCCTTCTTGTGGAATTGGATCGCCTTGACCCGCTTCCCCTCGTAATACATCGCAAACGGCGGGACGACCGGGACCATCTGGGACGCGATCTGCCCTTTGCCCGGGTCGCCATAGAATGCGTTTCGGGCAGCCTGCGTGTCTTTCGGCCATGCCGTCATTGATTGGATCTCCCATGGGAAAGGGATCGCGGAACCGGAGGCGGTGCGCGATTGACTCTTGCTGTGGTGGAATCTGAGGGACTAGGATTCGGCTTTCGGAGAACGGCCGATGTGCATCCTGGAAAAGGTCTTGGTCGGTCTGGGCATCGCCGCGGCGGTCACCGCCGCAGCTTCAGGAACCCTGATGGTTCTGGCAGCGCTGGCCTAGGTGCCGCGCTCATGCATCAGCAGCGACAGATGGTTTACGCTAACAGCATTCGATTATAGGTTAGCCGCCGACAGTCTACGGGGAGCGGCATGGGAACTTTACGTTTTGCTTTGGCCGTAGTTGTGGCTCTATCTCACACAGGGACGGTGTTTTGGGGTTATAATACAGGTGTCGTTGCTGTCGTGTCGTTCTTCATGATCAGCGGCTATGTGATGGCCTTGCTGATCGAGCGGCACTACAATTCCATTGACCGCGTCGGATATTTTTACCTCGACCGCGCAGCCCGTCTTTTTCCTCAATTCTGGCTCTACTGCTTATGTGGCGCCGCGCTACTCTGGTGGACAGGACACCGAGACGTTTTTTCCAACGGATGCAGCGCCGGCAAACTCGCATTAAACGCTCTTGCGATCCCATTGAATTTTTTCCAATTCGGAAATCTTGAGAGCTGCATGCTCATCCCGCCGGCTTGGAGTCTTGGGCTTGAAATGACCTTCTATTTGGTCGCCCCGTGGATTCTAATATTCTCGACTCTGAGATGGTTATCGCTTGCCGCATCTGTCACTGTTTTCGGGGCAGCGTACATCGGCGCGATCGACTCAGACATGTTCGGCTACCGGCTCCTGCCCGGCGTGCTATTCATTTTCTTAACCGGTGCTGCGTTTGAAAAAACAGATACGACTTCCAGACTCATTCCACTTGCCGTGTGGACGCTAGCTACCGCTACCGCCGTATTTTCCCCGCCGAATGATCAGATCTCCCCGATGATGAAGGAGGTTCTTCTAGGCGTTATCATAGCGATACCCGCTCTTGCGATCACTCGTCGCTTACCACGGATGGAAGTTGACGAGTTTCTCGGAAACGTAAGTTACGGCCTCTTTCTAAACCATTTTATGATCATTTGGGTGCTACGACACTTTGGATACGAGCTCAGCTCAACATACTTCTTGCTGCTGTTCACTGCGTCAACGTGTTTGGCGACTACGTCGTTCTATCTTCTGGAGAAACCGACCATCGCACTTAGACGTCGGGTTCGCTCCCACCTAGCAAATCAGTCGTCCCTACCTCGTCTGTCAATCCAACCGAATGTGCTGATGAAATAGGCAGTGCCTGGCTGACTTGAGTTTACGCGTATCTGAGATGAGGTGTTAGTCACAACGCTCATCATCGCGGCGTTCACGGTAACCGTAGAACCCAGTTCCATATTTCGGTTGCCAGAAGGGTTGGAGTTGGACACAACGTCATTTTGATCCGGAGACGACACCAAGAAGTTGGTGGCCGCAGTCGAGTTTGCACCGACAATATTGAAATTGACCTTGCACTTGACATTCGGAGGCGACGACATGGTCACCAGACTTGACGTGGTTCCAACCGTTGCGCCGCTGGCATCTGCAACGGATGCGGCCCAGACAAATTCATCGCCAGTTTGAGTAAACCTCGTCCACTGAGCAGAACCGTTTGTTCGCATCGAGCCGATACGGCGGGCCAGCGTATAGTTTGTGGGCAGCGTCGGCGCCGTTGCGCTGAGAGAGATCAGCACATCAACCACCCCGGTATCGGGGCGCTTGATCAGATGGACGTGATACCAGGTATTGTTGGCAATGGTTCCGGTATCGATGCTGCCATTTCCAGAGCCTACTGCCCATGCTGACGTGGTCTTCGTATAGCCAGACGCCAGCGTCATGGCATCCACATTGGTGGAGTCCACAGCAACGCCAGAGGCGATGCCGAAAGTGCTGGACGATCCCGCAGTCGAAAGGGTAAGTCCGGCGAGATAGCTGCGCATGATCGCTGGTATACCGGCGTTCGCACGCGCCTGCGCCTGCTGAGTTGCAGTCAGTGATTGAGCAGCGTCCGTGCGCACGAAGTCCGTATCGGCCCGCACCGCTGCGCTACCGAGATCGCCCCTGAATTTGAACGACTGATAGTTTGTCCCATCCGACCAGATCAACGCGCCTTGGTTTTGCGCAAGCACCAGCGTGGCCGCGCCGTCGATCGTTGATGTAGCAGGCGTGATCGTGACAGCGCCGGCGCCCTTGTTCTTGACCCACACAGCCCATCCGTCAAGGAACAGATTTGAAACCGACGCCTGCGCCAGCGATACGACCACCGCGCTCGCGTTGCTGTAGGTGACCGCAAAGCCGAGATCCGAGTTGTTCAGCGTGTCCGACGTGCCGGTCACTGCGCGAGTGCCGCGCACGCCGTCCATGTCTTCTGCCGACTCGATAAAGCGAACCTGCGCAGTACCCGACAACGTGATGCGCGACGTGCCGAGCGTGCCAGCGATGCGCGAATAGAGAACCGTGGTGCGTGCCAGCGACGTCCCAGAAGCCGTGTAAGCGCCGCGACCGAGCTCGAAGTCGTTTCCGTCCACGATGAGATAGGTGTAGACGCGGCCATCCATCGCGCCGGCTTCGGCCGGCGTCATGAAAAGATTGGAATACTTCGTACCGAGCGTAATCGGCGTCGAGTTTCCGGTCGCCGCGGTAAGCACGCGGACGAGATTAACTTTATGGGACATGTGAATCCTTGATGGTTAGGATGCGATTGCGAACACGCGCACAGCCCGGCGCCGAGCGCCGATCTCTGGGCGGGCAGTTGTGACCGTGATGGTGCGGGTCGGCGGGAATTGCGATTTGCCTGCGAAGATTTCTGGCGGATTGACCCGCAAGATGACAAGCGGGCCGCGCTTAACGATGCGCGTGGACTCGTCGCCTTCACCGATGGCGCCTTGGCCAATTGATCCGGACCCGATCTCGCCATAAGGCGTGATCATGGTGACTGTGTTCGATGCTTCGATAAAATTTCCACCGAGGATCTGCGGCGACACAGGCGTGACGACGACATCTTGCGTCGCCGGGAACGCGTTGAAGCTGATCGAGATTAGCGCAGTCGGTGCGGTGACCGTCACGCCAATCGCAGGAGCGAACTGCGACTTGCCAGCCGTGACGAATGGCTCGACCTGCGTTGCGGTGACAGACTGAGCCGCAGGCGCCGTTATCAGCACACCCGCATCGAGGCGCGGCGCGACCACCGCGGCCGATACAGACGTGCCTGGCGCCGTAACAGTTGCACTGATCTGAACGCTGCCGGCCGTCGATGTGACCGCCACAGAGGCAACCGGGACCACGATGCGGACGCCCGCCAAAATGGCAGGGGCCGCAGTTGTGACTGCAACGGCCTTCGCGACAGGAGCCAGCGCAGACCCGCCGCCCGACACCAGAGGATCTGCCTTGGTCACCGAAACAGCGAACGCCGCTGGCGTGAAGATCAGGGTATCCTGCTGGTCTCCAGATAATTCGCCAATGGCACCATTGCCGATCGGATCAAAGCCAATCATTCAAGCGACTCCGAATTAGTAGGAGAACTTGATGAGGCCGGAAGCGTCCCAGACGATCTTGAAATCGGTCGTCGAACCGGCGGATTGCGCGGCGCCGAAGTCGATGTAGATCAGCGGCTTGTTGCTCGTGCTGTCATAGACCAGTGCGGCATAGGCCGGACCGATCGACCCGCCACTTGCCGTCTGGGACACGTCATCCGCGTCGAGCATGGCATCGTTGGTCGTCACCTGCGTGACTGCGACGTTTGCCAGGGTGAGACCGCCCGATGTCCAGCCGTTGCCGGAAACCTCCTTGGCGCCGGATCCATCCACCGAAGCCACCGTTGTCTGCGATGCTGTGAAGGTCGCGGTCGCATCGAGCAACTTCACCTTCAACGTGGTGAGGGTGACTTCCTTGTTGACCAGCAGTTTGACTGTGTGGTCGTAGAGAGACATCGTGACGGCCATAGGGGTTCCTTCCCGGAATCAAGGTGGGGCTGCGAGATTTGGTGAGGGGCGGTTAGCGGTAGCCGATAAACGTCGCGGCGATGCCTGACAGGGTCGCGTCGCGGGGGGCGGGGGCAATGACACGCAAGACGTCACCCGATCCGAACGTTGTGGCGGTCGGGCAAGCAATGACGCCATCGTCACTTCCGGCTCCGAACGTGAGCGTAGCGAACTGCGTGCTGTTCTTTTTGAGGATGAATACGGCCTCTGCCGTCGCGGCGACCTTGGCGCCGGCCTGACTGTCCACCATCCCGACACGGAAGGTGACGCCGAGAGGAAACTGCGTCAGGATTTCATCGCCGGAGAGCGGCTGGCCGGGATCGTCAAAGCCAACATCGTAACGGCTGAAAATCGCCGCTTGAATGCCGAGCGATACCCACAGCCCGCCTGTCTTGACCCACTTGGCGCCGGTTGATGGTTGATAGCCGTATTGCCCCTCGTCGCCGCGCGACGGGTCCGGCTCGCTCTCGTCGGGCCCGACGAACCAGATGAAGCCTTCCTTATTCAGCGCTGCGACGAGCGTGCCGACATCTTGGGCGATGGCACTGCTGTCATCCCGTGCGGAATAGTTCTGATAGAGGGCATAGGCGACATTGGTCTTATCGCCACCCTGCCACGGCGGGATCGTGATGTGCTCGGTATCGACGACAGCGAGAACCATCGTCATCGCTTCGCCGTCGATGACGATCCAGTCACCTTCCTTCACGGTGCCGTTCGACCAGATTGCCGTTCCGCCATTGAACACATCGGTGCCGTCTGCGGCGACTGAAACCGTGCCGGTATTGTAGACTGGAATGGCCATTGATTATCCCTGCGGGAGTTGGTCGGGGTGCGTAGCCGCCTCGATGGCCAGCAATTCAGTTTGACGCGCCAGCTCGCGCTGTGCGGTCGCATTGGGTCGAGACACAATGTCCTGCGCGAGAGCGAGTGGCGTGACGTTGCGCAGCATGGCCTCTTCTGCGAATTCAGAGGGGACGAAGCCGCCTTCAATGATCTGCGCCGCTAGAATGCGTTTCAAAAAGTGAGCCTGATCCCGATGGCCATTTTGACCCGCGAGGTAATTGTATCGCTCGTTGACCTTGGCGACGGCGGCGGCGCGCAGCGCAGGCATCGGATCTGCGACAATCCTCATGCGTGCACCTCGATCGTCGCCGTGAAGGTCCGGTATGGCCACTTGTCGAGAATGACCTTGCAGGTGCACGGCACGGGCACGGAGAGATCGATTTCGGTGCCGTCTGAATCAAGCTTCCCGGAGAGATATTCCGTCGCGCCAGCCATGATGCGGAAACGGGCCCCCTCCGGGATACCCGTGAGACGAACGAAATCGTCCGTGCCGGCGCGCATATGGCGCTTAGACTGATCGACCCTCATTCGAGGGCGCTTGACCAATCCTTCAGCCTTCACATTTACGAACCAATTATCCGGCGAGAGAACATAAGGCGTGGCCTCCTTGGCAAATTTCTGCCCAGCATCACGCAGCCCCGTCTCAAACTTCTTATCGGCATCTGACGCGTGCCAGACTTTGTTGGACTGGATGATGCGACCGTCAGGCGCATAGATCGCGTAGAGCATCGGTCACCCGTAGTTGCGGAAAATGCAGTAGTTCACGTAGCTTGTCGTCTCGACATTGTTCGACTGCTGTTGCCAAGCCACAAACTGACCGCTGGGCGTCATAAGACCGCCGTGGCCCCCTGCGGTGCCAATGTTCCTGAACGACGTGAGCAGCGGAGGGCCGGCCGCTTGCCGGCCCATCACCATGAAGATTGGAAACGTTCCGCCTGGTGTCGCGAAGCCGCCGGGGCCTGCGACTGGGTAAGGGATTGGCACGGCGCCCGGGGCGGCCGGCTTGGATGCCTCAACGTATCCTGTGCTCCAAACGCGAAGAGTCGGCGTGTTGGCATTGAAGACTTGGTTTAGATAGTTCGCCCCGCTCACATCGACCGACGCAACGGAGACGATCAGCGGCGACCCAAGGCCGGGCCCGAGATGAAGCCGCTGAACCATCAAAACTGCCTATTGTAGACGGCGTAAATTGTCCGGGCGCCACACGTCACAAACATAGACGATCCGTCACTCGCGATATCAGTGGCAGCGCCATTGTCGCTGCCATACAGAGGCGCTGGTCGAGCGACGCCCGAGACGCCCGGATAGCCCGGCAGTTCTCCGCCCTGGTTTCCCGTGCCGAAAATCAGAACAACAGGCCGAACCGAGAGTCCGAGGTAAACCGAACCGGAGGATCCGAGCACGCCAAGCTGGAGCAACTGAGTGACACGGTTCGATGCGCTCAAGTTCAACTGATCGTCTGGAGCTGTGAATGCGTCCACCCCCGGCGGAGCGCAGAACAGCCCGAAATCGCCATTCGCGCGCTGGCCGACCACGACACGCCGCGTCATCCTGTCGGCACCGGAATCTTGTATGCGACATAGATATAGTCGAACGTGTCCTTCATGCCGACATACGATCGACCGCTTGTCGGGCGAAGCCCATCCGATTGAGACTCCGAAGCAGACCCGATGTCGGCGCCATTGAAGCTGTCATCGTAGATACGGCCACCTTCGATGAGGCGAACCTCAATGAACGGCTTGTATCCGAGATCAGGCCAGAACACCTTCGGGTTCGACGAATTGCTGCTTGCGACCCCGCTCTGGTGCACCTTGGCGATATCCGTCCAATTGCTGTTGAACGTAAGCTGATTTCCGTCCAGCGGATCGGTAACTGTCATCACGTCCACGCCTAGCGGCGCGCACCACATGCCGTTGCTACCATCTGGCAATTGACCGATTGCGACGCGACGTGACACGGATCAATCCGAAATAATGAGCGTGCGGGCGCCGAGATCAATCACAAAGCGGTTGTCCGTGCTACGGAGAACGCCGGCCGTTATGTCGCCAATGTTCGCTGTGATCGCGCTCAATTGCGCGACGTTGATCTTGCCGGCCGTGATCGAACCATCAAAGAATGTGTCTGCACGGATGCCGACCTTTGGCACGCCACCGACGTTGGCAACCTGGAAAATGGGGACCGCAGCACCGCCCGTAACACCGGGCGCTGCGATCTGGAAATTGCTGGTGACGAACGTGGTAGAATCCGCCCCGGGACCTCCGTTGATTAGATTGTAGCCGATCCAATACCCATTAACGTCCAGCTTCACGCCGTACTGAGACGCCGCATAACCATCTAGGGTGGCCACGGCTGACGAAACGGTGCTGACGCTAGAGAAATCTGGGCCGAACGTTGCCGACACTTCAGTTGAGAACTCTGCGAAAGCCAACTCATTGTCGGCTACAACCGTGCTCAATTCTTCAATGAGCGCCTTGGCGTTTCCGGCCGTGGCGAACAGCTGCCCGCGAACTTCCTTCTTGTTGATGTCCGTCCGCGCCGCGATTTGCTGGACGACAACGGCAAGTTTATCGACCGTCGTTCTCAGCTCGGCGGCGTTGTTGTTGAAGATTTCCGTGACTTGCTTTTTCAGAGCAGCGTTGAAATCCGCAATGCTCACCGACACGTCTGGCGTCGTCACTGCCAGCCAATCCGACCAGAGCATGTCGCGCGGCGCGCTCGGGATGTATTGGCCACGGACGCCATAAAGCGTCTTTGGCAGTAGCGACTGCGAGATGATCAACGCGCCGACGGCCAGCTGGTCAGTGCGGCCGCGCGTGACGATCTCGTATTCGGCCTCTACTGAATCATAGCGCCGGACCTCGTACTGAACACCAGACACGCCGGGCAGAGAACCGTCCCACGACAGCCGGATAGCCGGCCGGCGCTCAAGGCCATCCGAGTCCTTCAGGACGTAGGCTTCGGCAAACCAGTCGATGATGCCCTGCGGCTCGGGTCGAGGGAACGCGGTCGGGCCGCTGTAGCCAGGCGTATAATCTTCATCCGGATCCCAGCTGTAATCGGCGGGATCGACTTCGGTCAGATTTATGCTGACGTCGAGGTTCGGCTCATCGACGACACCATCAACGCGGAAGAGCTTTCCGTCATAGCCATTGTGAACGGAGGTCCACTCGCCGACATCTCCCGGCTCCACCAGCCAGAACGCCGGCGGCATGACCATGGCGTGCCGGCGCGCGCGCTGCGCTTCGTCCAGCGCCGATTTCATCAGTTGTTGGACCTGCTCCGGATCGGAGACCGCATCAAAAGACGGGTTGGCCAGCAGCCGGCGACCACCATCCCTCGCCTCCAGATCAGTCCGATACAGTGGCGGCGCGGCCTTCATATTCCAGCCTTCGGCCGGGTTCGGATAGGTGGCCGTTATGCCATTGATGCTGTCCGAGAGCGGGAAGAACGGAGCGAAGTTCTGCCCTTGCGTCGAGAGAATATCGTCGTCCGTGAAGGCGAAGGTCGGGCTACCCGGCGCCCCGAGATGGACCTTGTAGAAACCTCCGATTTCAGAGACGCGACCCTGGCACGCTGTGAGCAGCGTTTCGATCGCGTTCGCTGGCTGTGTGTTGACGTTGATCTGCAAGCCAGAGCGGTAGGTTGGCCGCGTCCCGCCAGCGGCCGTCCCGATTGCATCGCGGCATTTGGCGATCTGCGAAATCCAGTTCACCGTCGGCAGCCGAGCCGCCGTCATGCTCTGGAGACCGTAGATCCATTTGCTGTCGTAGCTGATGCCACGAAGGATATTATAGATCTGCACGGCTGGCAGATGGTCGCCGTCACCGCCCCAGGTCGATGGATCGGACCAGCGATGCGAACCCGAACCGCCAACGGTTGTGTCCTTGGTCGGGTCGTAAAGCGGCAGGCCGGTCAGCGCGAATTTATAGGTTGGGAAGCCGGAGAACAGCGTGTCCTCGACCAGCGCCGTGCAGATGACATAGGCAATCCCGTAACCCACGCGGGTTGATAGCCACGGCCGATCTGCCGTCGCCACCTTGGTCTGCACAAAGGCGTCGGCGGCAGTCTGTGTCCCGTTGTAATATTTGACCCAGAGGTGGTCTACGCCGTCCTTGCGATATTGCAGGATCGGCGACCCCATCTCGGTGACGGCGCCGGTGTCAACCGAGCAGAGCTCGCCATTGACCCAGACCTCGGCGACGCCGCCGCCCGGCAGATCGGACAGGGCGATCACCTGCGTGAAGTAAGCATTCGGCGTTTCGCCCGCCTGCCCCCAGGTGTTGGCATAGACCAGCGACCCGGCGGTCATGCTGTAGCCAAGATTGAACGACCGCGGAACGTCGCCGCCGGCCTGCAGGGTGCCCTGGACAGAGAAGCCGTCGGCCTTTGCTGCGGCCGGCTCTTCCTTGTTGCCAGCAAGAGCAGCAGCCGCGTAATTCAGACCGATCGCGGCAGCAGCCTGCAGGCCAAACGCAAGCGCACCGACGGCGAAAGTGCCGGCGAGCGCCGTCCCCGCGAGAAGCGCGGTTGCTGCAGCTGTGAAAATTGGCATTGATCAGAGCGCTTTCAGATAATGCAGTTCGGCGGGCTTGTAGCCCCGACGCTGGTAGAGAACGCCGACATCCGGCGCGCTGCCCATGCCAGCAACGCCGGCGAAGGCGCAGCCCTGATCTCGAGCCCAGGCTTCGAGCCCGTCCAGCATCCGTATGGCGGCCGATCCGCCCCGGTGCGCGGGGTCAATCCACCACATGTTCTCTTTCGCCACGCGAACGGGCCCATAGGGGTGATCGAAGGCATGCGCCAGCAGGACGCCCTGAGCGACGCCGTCGACATCAAGCACGAGACATAGACCCGCTGGGGCGGTGAAGTGCATCATGAATAGCCGCTCGGCATGAGCCGCATCGAACGGGAAGACGAACCCGGAAATGCCATCTGCCCGGTCGAAGCCAGCGCCCACCCGGGAATCCCGCAACAACTGGATCACGCGCTCTTTGTCGGACAGCGCGGCACGCCTAATCACTTGAGCACCTGCCGCAGCGCATCGCCGAAGTTTATGCCTGGCGCAGCGGCGCCCGATTGAGCCGTTCCGCTCGCCCTGCCCCAAAAGAAATTCCACCCACCAACAACCGTCGTGTCGGCATAGAAGTCGTCACCGGGCGCCCTCGCCTGCTGCGAGGCATCAGATCGCGTCTCTGTGTTGGCCCGCGTCAGCTCCTGCGTGTGCGAGTTGCAGGTGATGACGACAGACCCCTGGCCGCCCTCTTCAGGAGTCTTGATGTCGATATTGTCGATCTCGCCGACAAAGCGCGACACGGCAGGCGCGACGAGCTGACGCGTCTCTGGGTCGAAAAGCCCGCGGAAGATCTGGACGATGCCACGTTTGCACTCATGCGTACGCACCAAGTCGTTCACGCGATCGGCGACCTGCGACAAGGTGATGGTCGCATTCTGGACCGTGAGGTTCGACATCAGCGCGATCGCCGAGACCGAGATCAATCCGCCCGCCCCGAAGAACTGGCGATTTGTCGATCCGCCGGTGTTGGGATCGATCACTGCAGCCGTGATGGTCCCCACGTCCGACCAATAGCCATCATAGACCGCGTCGCCGCTGTCCCGGTCCTTCACCTGAAACCAGATGAAATCGCGAGCCAGTAGGCGCCCCTGTTGGAGCGCCGTATAGTTTTCCGCCGAAAGCGATCTCGTCACAGCCGAGCCTCGATCGCTTGAAACGCCACGCTGCCCCAGCCATTCAGGCCAGCATCAGCCGAGACCGAACCTGGAACGATCGCCATGAGACAGGCCGGCCGATAGACCGATACGACCGGCGCCGGACTGCCGATCGCCACATCCGGCCAAAGGTGCGGACGAATCTCGAACTCAGGTGTGAGCCCACCGGATGCGGCTGTGGCTGGCTCCATGGCCTGGTGCAGATCGCCAGCGATCGACAGGAAGTCACCGACCGAGAACTTGAAGCCAACCGGAAGATCATCGACCCGAACGGCTTTGCGGTTCGAATTGATCGCCGACAAGGAGGCCGAGACGCCGTCGAAGCTGCCGCCAGTCGGCCACGAGCCTCGTGGATGCGCGACGGGATAGGTGCGCGACAGTGGATAGCCCCAGAACGTCTTGAGGCCATTCTCCAGCGCTGCAAGCCGCGCGCGCCAATAGTCCAATTCGTTCGGCCGCAGCACCTTGGTCTGGGCCGCCATCTGCCAGAGCGGCGATCCCATGTCCTTGACGATCGTCCGGCCGCCCGCGGTGCGGGACTGCTCCTGACGATACAGCAGATCGAATTTCGTGACCCACCCTGGGAAGTCAGGCAGCAGATCAAACGGTTCTGTGAGTGCCATCAGAGAACCCTCGACGATTTGGCCTGACGAACGTGCGAGATTACTTTGCCGCCCAGTTCAGCGTCGCGCTTCGCAAATTCACGCTGCATCAAGGCGAGCGTTTTTTCGTCTGCATTCCCTTGGACTACGATTGACGCGCCCTCAACAGTGACGTTAGTTCCGCTGCCAGAGCGGCCGGCGATGCTGGACGGAATTCGCATCCCGACCGGCCCGCCATCCGCATAACCGCGATGCAGCTTCGCCAAATTCCCCAGTCCAATCCGGTTCACCGACTGCTGGTCAAAAACGTATTCGCCCTTGTGGACGACACCGGCCGGCTGGTTTTTGCCACCCGGCCCGGTGTAACCGCCGCTCGCAAACAGGCCGCCGGTGCCGGTGAGCGAGAAGCCACCACTGCTGGATGCGCCCCCGCCCCCACCGAGCACACCTCCCAGCGCGCCGGCAATCGGCCCGGTGATGGCGCGGCGAACCGCGATGCGCGCAAGATCCGCGATGATGGCATTTGCCATGTTCTTGAACGCATCCTTCGCAGAAGTGGCGCCGGTTACTATGTCCGTCAATCCATCTTCGAGAGTCCGGAGGCCGCCGACGGCGAACTGCTGCGTCAATGCGTCAGTATCTCGAGCCTGCCTCGCAAATGTGTTGAGCGGAGAGTTTGCCTGCGCCGCCGCTTCCGCAGCCTTCAGATATGCATCGGCTAGCTCGGTGATCTTCGCCCGCTGCGCGTCGGTGACCTCGGTGTTCTTGAGGCCAGCGGCTTCGTTGGCGCGCTTGGCTGCCGTCTCGAGCTCAGTCTGCACACGGGCGCGCTGCTGTGCTGCCGCGCCAAGGTCGATTGCTGCGGTCTCCGCATTGAGGACTGCGGTTCGCTTTTCGATCTGCGCACTTGCGCGCTCGAAAACGTCTGTCGACTCTTCTCCGTCTTTCTTCTTTTTCTCAGCCGGATAGTCCGATGCCTTGATCTTCTTCGGCGTGAACGGTGCGAAGGCTTCATCGAAGCGGCTCGGCCCCTCCGTCTTTCCAGCATTCTTCAGCTTGTTGACGCCCTCCTGGCGGAGAGCTTCGGCGTCCTTCATCTCCTTGGCGAGCTTCTGCACGCCGTCAATGCGGGCTTGGACTGAACGGTCCTCTACCGTCCCAAAAAGAAGCTTCTCAGCACCGGGCTCAAGGAACTTGACGAGATTTCGCCATGACGGGTTCTTCCACAGATCGTCAGCAGCGGTGCCAAGCGATGCAACGCCCTTGCCGACATCCGAATTGCCGACGAACTCGGCCAGCATCTTATAGGCGACAACCAGACGATCGACCGCAAGCGCCAGATTGTTCACGCCGTTGACGGCGTCGCCCGAGATCTTCGAAACCTGGTCCACTTCCCGAGCAGCATTGATCGCCGCGTTTTTGAGATTGGTGAATGCCTGCGAGATGGTCATTTCCATCGACGCGGCTTTGCTCCGCAGACCATCGGCACCGGCCTGGAAGCCCAGGAAGAACGCCTTTGACGAAATCTCGCCGTCGTTCACCATCTTGCGAAGCTTGGCAACCGAACCTCCAGCCTCCTCAATGCCGTTCGCGGCCGCCTGCACGATCGAAGGCGCGCCTTCGAGGATCGAATTGAACTCTTCCGCGCGGACCGTGCCGGCGCCAAGCGCTTGCGACAGCTGCAGCAGCGCGCCGCTGGATTCTGCGGCGGTCTTGCCGGATACGCGTAGCGCCAGTGCGACATTGTCCGAAAACTTCGCCAGTTCGAGGCTACCGACGCCGAGCTCTTTCTGCGAAAGCGAAACCTTGCCGTAAAGATCAGCCAACGCCACCAGCGGCGCGCCGTTCTTCTGGGCCGACTGATACAGCTTCTCATAGACCGCGTTCAGCTCGTTGCCGGACAGGCCCGCGACCTTGAGCGCGTTGTCGATCTTGGTGGCAGAGTCGAGGAATTCCTTGGCGGCGCCAGCCGACAGCACGCCGCCGGCGATCTTTCCTGCAGTGCCGAGCGACGAGCCGAAGTCAAATGACTTGCTGACGTTCTGGTTCATCTTGGCAAACCGCTTCTCAATGCCATTGGCTTGAGTGTTGGTCTGCGCCATCGCCTTCGCCAGCGACTTTTCGAATTTCGCGATATTTGCTTCCAGCGAGATTGTCAGTCGTTCAAGATCGGTAGCGATGACAGCCTCCTATTCTTTGGACTGCAGCCAGTCCCAGATTTCGTCAGATTCCGCGGCGCTCAGGCCTTCGCTTTCGACCTGGCCGGAGAGCACCGCGAAGTATTCCCAGATCGACATCGCCTTCACGTCCTGCGGGCTCAATCCGAGCTTTCCGCCGGTCGCCAGAATTGCTCCGAACCTCAGCTTCCCGTTGGGGAGGTCGTCGACTCGCTGTCCGGATTCGGAGCTTCTGATTTTTTTTCGATTTCTTCCTCCGGCGCACCGAAGCAAGCAGCAGACATGATCACTTGGGCCGTCAGGCGGTTCTCCGCCGGCGGGCGGCCCTCGACATAGAGCCGCACCAGCTTCGTCGCTTCCACCGGGGTCTTCCCGCCGCCGACCAGACCCCAGCGAATAACTTCGCTGATGTCTTCAAGCCGGCACCGGCCGTCGCTCAGACGATCGAGAACGACGAAGGGGCCGGCGTCGGCCGCCTCTTGGAGCTTCGCAAGCTCACCCCAGCGAAGAGCGAAGGTGTAATCCCCGTCGCCCCACTGCAGCGTTACCGATGCGTCTCGGCTCACGTAACGACCCGCACCATTTCGCCGTCGGACTGCAGCGAAACGTTCGCCGTGGCGCGCTGCGAGTTCTCGGCGCTGACCTCGAAGCTTTCGAGGTGCATCAGGCCGGTCCATGTGATGGTCTTGGCCGGGAATTCCCATTCGATCTTGACCGACACGGAGTCGACGTCTTCGAACGCATCGAGCCACGTCTCGACGGATTCGGAAGCAAGGACGCCTTCGCCGCTGACGGTCATCGAAAGCGAGACAGCATCACGCCCCAGCCAATCGATTTTGTCAGGATCCAGACAATCGGGGATTTGGAAATCGTTCAGCGCCTTGTTGAGCGAGACAGAGCGCGACGTGAAACCGCACGGCGCAGCGAACACTTCCGGAGAAGCTCCATCACCCAAAAGCACACGAACCTTGCCGCCCTTGATGGTTGTTGCGACTGCCATTTGATCGTCTCCGTCTGAATGAGCCCGCGCGCAGCGCAAGCGTTGTTGAGGTTTAGGGCTGCTCGACTAGGGCCACGAACTCAATCGCCGCGTGGTTGGTGACGCCGTCGTTGTCGCGCAGATTGCGCGTCTGTCGATGTTCGATCGACAGCAGGGCGTTGTCCGTCAGCTCGAGATCGAAGCCGTGCAGTGCGGCGCGCACCGCCTCGGCGACGCGCTTGACTTCCGGCAGGCCCTTGGCAGTCGACCAAGCGTCGATCTGAATGGTAACTTCGTAGCCGGTGATGCAGTCGGCATCGTCGGAGACGACCTGGTCCGGCCCGAGCGAAACGTAGGGTGTTACGGCCGTAGTCGGCACATCGTCATAGATCCGCTGGGCGACCAAAGCCGTCAGCGGCGCGTAGGCCTTCAAACGGGCTACTATGGCGCCCTGCAGCTCTAGGCTCACGCTTGTCACTTACCGGCCACCTTTTTCGCTGCCTTGGTCGTCGCGCGGGTGATGCGGGATTTCACACGCTTTCGCAGCGCGCGGTATGCCGGGTAGAAGAATGGCGCGGCCCGCGTGCCAGGATGCAGAGTGCCGGCGAACTTCCCGCCATTGACGTGCGGCCGCGTCCCGAATTCCACCAGATGCGCGTAGCGAACCTTGCTGTTGCCGGCGGAGATACGAACCGTGAGGTCCGGGTCGCCGGCGCCGGCCGCCGCATTCAGCGACGAATATTTCACTCGGCCTGCGCCCCAGGTTTGAACGATGCTGTTGCGGAGATCACCGTCTTTGACGGGCACCAGCCGCTTCTGCATATCGGTGATCTCGTCAGCGCCTTCAGCCAGAGCTTGTTTGATCGCCGACCGGACTTCGGCCGGCAGAGCTTTCATCTTTGCCAGCAGCCTTGCGCGGCCTTCGATCTTTGACATGAATGCCCCCGGCTTTCGCCTTGACGATCGCCGCAACCGCAGCTTCCGGCACGCGATGGTAGGTCTGCCCGGCCAGGTACGCGATGATGACGCCAGACCGCGGCCGGTAATCGAAGCCGGCCGTCATGGTGACGGTCTTCATCTAGGCCGCCACGCCCGACTGACACAGCAGCTCGAGCCACGCGCCGCCGTCATCGGGGTCGATGATGGAGCGGATGGCGTATTCCTTGCCCTCGCGCACGTCGCGCGCACGCCAGTCGGGCTGGATCTGGATCGTCTTCGAGCTCTGGCGCACGGTGATGTTGACGGTATTCTGGCTTTGCAGCCGAGCCGCAAGAACGGTCTCGCCGCCGAGCTTTGGAGCCACCTTGGCCGACGTGATGAACTGCTCCACCCAATCCGCCTGCGTATTGCCGAAGCCGTCGTCAATGTCCTGACGGCGGTCCCAAGCGATGCGATGGCTAAGCTCACCGGCGGTCGCCATGATTACTTGGTGACGCCCGGAGCCTGGATTGCCACGTTCAGCACAGAGGTAGACGCGGCCATGCCGAGCAGGCAGACATTCTCGCCCGCCCCGAGATCGGCCGCCGGCTGAATGCCGCCAGGAGTCTCGCTAAGATAGTACGCGTCGCCGGCGACGAGCGTGGCACCGATGGTGACTGGGCCGCTGGTGCAGATCGCGATCGGCTGATTCAGCGCTGCACCGTTAAGGGCAACGCCCACTGCTTTCTTGGCCTCAGCCGTTGCCGAATTGCTATCGGCAAGCATCCATTTCTTGGTGGTCGAGGACAGATAGACCGCCGCACGGGCGGTGATCGTCTCGCCCGCCTGGCCAGACACTCGGGACGCCGACGGGTCGGCAACAACGGACGCGGCAGTGATGCTGAGATCGGCCATGGTGGCTCTCCTGTTAAACGAACATGCTGCGATAGGGCTGCAGAAGGCGATTGATCGTATCGGGCAGATTGCGATCCACTTCGGTCTCGCCGTCGTAGGTCATCTGGACGTGCAGCTTGACGGCGGTCTTGAAGTTGTTGACGCGGGTGTCATCCGCGTCGTAGCCGGCCCAGTAGCGGACGCGCACCGCCGCGTCTCCTGCGTAAGCCTGCGGCCATGACTGCCCAGACTTCAGCACCAGCCGACGATCCGATGAGCTTGGGTCCATGAGACGATATACGGTGTCTGGCACGGTCTGTTCGATCCCGCCTTCATCGTCGTAGGTCACGACGAGCAAGTAATCCTCGTCGTCCACCAGCACCGGTCCGCATGGGAGCGGAATGCAGGTTGAGAAAAGCGGAAGACTTACTTCAATCTCACGGGCCAGAATGCAGGCACCCAGCTTTCCGAGTAACGGGTCTTCGAACTCGGTAATCGCACCCCAGATTTTCGAGAGAATGTCGGCGTCGTCGTCATCAAAGTCAGAAGCGCGCAGATGCGCCTTCACCTCTTCGAGTGAAGGCACGGGCTCATCCGGCCTTGTGACGACGACCCAGGACATGACGGGATCAGCCGACGATGAAGCGGAAAGTGCCGGACTTGGCGTTACCGCCCTGTGCGATCACGATCTTGATCCGCGAAACGATTGCTATCCGCTCGGCGACTGCAGTGCCGCCAGCGGCATATAGGCGAGCGGCACCGGCCTGATCCATCACCGGCGCGCGCGGCCGAACGATTTCGGAGGCGTTAATGTTGGTGTCGGCCCACAGGCTTTCGCCGGTCTCATCATCGGTGATGGTGAAATCGACGCCATCGGCATAATCAACCTTCTCATACTGGATGCTTTCCAGAAGACCGCGGCACCGGCCGGCGGAAGGAGCGTAGGCGGTCGCGTTGCCGCTGGCGTCGGTGGTTACCGTCAATTCATAGAGGCGCATGGTCGTCTTCCTTTGCTGGGGAGGCGGCACGGATTAACGGCTCGCCGGGATTGCCCTTCTCAGGGTGGATGAGGCGTCAGCGCGCCAATTTCGTCAGGAGAGGATAGAGATCGGCCTCGGCCGTGGTGCCGTCGCCGTTGGTCAGGACGACCACACCACTCTCGTCAACTTCAAAAGCGACCACGGGTGAGCCGGCATCACCACGCTCGCCGCGCGGCCCTTGCGGCCCACGCTCGCCGGGATTGCCCCGCTTGCCCTGCATGGAAAGCATTTGCCAGCCGTCACCGGGGCATGGGCCAGGGTCATTCCGCTTCGCAACGAACGAAGCGCCATTCAGCGCCACAACATCAAACTCGAAATACGTTTCCTCGGCAGCATGCGTACCGCGGATAGCGAAAGACGCGCCGTCGCGGCCATTGACGCCGGCTGCAGCGATGCAGTGCCAGTCATCGTGCGGCGGAGAACGTCCGGTATCTCGAAGGGCTTGGAAGGTGCCGCCATTGATCGTGGCGACTTCGCCCTCGTAATACACGCGATCTTCCCATACCTGCACCGTCGGCAGCTTGCCCGGCGCGCCAGCCTCGCCGCGCGGACCGGGAATGCCGTCGGCACCGTCGCGACCGTCAACGCCGTCGGCGCCACGCTCGCCCTGCTCACCTTGTTCGCCCCGTTCGCCGGCAGGTCCACGCTCCCCCGGAGCCCCAGCCTGCACAGGATTGGCGGCGAAATATCGTGCCACAGCAGCATCAATATCTTCAGCCGTCGGCGCGGGACCAGCTTCACCCCGTTCACCCGGCAAGCCCCGCTCACCCTGCTGACCGTCAGCACCGTTCGCGCCGTCACGACCAGCCGCTCCGTCTTTGCCATCAGCGCCGGACGGCCCTTGCGGACCCTGCAAGCCGTCGACGCCGTCTTTGCCATTGACGCCATCCAGACCGTCGCGCCCGGCTATGCCATCCTTGCCGTCGAGCCCGGCGGCGCCATCGCGCCCATCAGTTCCAGGGGCACCATCGCGCCCATCAGCGCCATTCGCGCCGTCGTGGCCCCGTTCACCATCTTTGACGCGGGCGATCACGTCCTCCACTTGGCGCTCCAAGTTGGAGAAACGAAGTTCGCGCTCAGCATCGATGCGGCGGACGTCGGATACGGCAGCCTCAATGCGGAGCATCGACTCCCGCTCGACCCGACCAGCTACCGCGCCGAGCTCTTCGGCGAGGATGTCAAACGGCGACTGTGCGGGCATATGCTGACCGGAAGGATTGGCGCGCGCGCTCATTGCTTTCTGCGTCTCCTGCCGGCGCATTATCGCCAGGCCCTTCGTCATCGTCGTCATTTGCTGGCGCTGGCAAAGCCGGCTGGCCGGGCTGCGGCGGCTTCATCTCGGTGCCATAGCTCAATGGGACAACCTGCTGCTGGACACGCGGCATGGCGCCGTGGCCGCCAGGTGTCGATGGCAGATCCAATTCGTTCCGAGCTTCGTCCGAGGAGTGGATGCCGCTGATCGCGCTCTTTGCGAGACCTTCGATCATTTCCTTGAAGTTGCTGCGGAGAAGCGCCTTCGTATCGAATTCGATGTATTCGTCCGGGACGCCTTTGAGGCCGAACAGAAGCCCAAGAGCTTCCTCGATGTGGTTCAGCGCGAAGCCGAGACCTGACGCCTTCCACGAAGACATCAAGGCTTCAGTTGAGGCGAACGGCGTGCCGCCGATGCCGAGGATCTGAAGCGGAATTCGGAACGCCAGCGCGACGTTCTGATCGCTCATTTGGAGGAGGTCGGCGAGCTGCCCGTCACTGGCGCTACCGGTAACTTCCTTCGCCTTCAATCCCCATGCCAGAATTGGCGTGCCGCCGGCGCCATCACCCTGCGTCTGCTCGTTCCAGCGCTGACGAAGATCCTTGGTCTGATCTGGCGTCAGCTGTTGGTCCGTCTCCAGCATGAACGACGGACGCGCCTGATTGAGATAGAACGAGACCTGCTGGTTGAGCGCAGCGCCGGACATAGCAAGGTCCAGCGTCGCAGCGAGGATGGGGCTTTCTCCCTTGAGCGGGTGCCGTGGGGTGTGCAAACGCACATGCAAAACGTCACGCGCTGGTATGGGATCGGAGAAATCAAATCGGTTCTCCACGACTTCATTTCCAGCGAGGAGGTAGAAAATCGAACCATCCACCGCGATCAGCGGCTTCCCACTCCGCATGAGATGGAGCTCGCTGATCTCGTTGCGATCGTTGCGAAGCGCGACCGCATAGGCCTCGCCGTTCACATACAGGCGGCGCGTCAAGTTCAGAAGGAAATCCGAGATCGACTGGTAATCGTTCGGCCGCTTCATCACACGGGTCGCAGCTGAGTTCTTCACCCGCTCACGCCCACCATTCTCAAGCTTCCGCCACTGATCACCTGGACACATGGCAACAGTTTGAGCATAGGCTGAGACACACGCCTCGACCATCGCCCCGCTCTCGCCATACGGATTCAGCTTGTATCCAGACTGCCACCAGTTCAGCAGTCGACCGGGACCCGCCGGCAGCACGCCATCAGCCAGATAGTACGGTCCGGGTCGATAGGCACCCTCGGCCGCGCGCGCTTGAGGTACAAGCGCGTTTCGCAACATGGTCAGTGCATTAGTCATTCGGTTTCAACCCCGCTCGCAGATATGCGCCAGCCCCAAAAAGGATCAGCCCTGATGCGATGAGCGCCCCCGCCATCCCCGCAAGCATCTGCACACCCGCAACAATGCAGGCGGCAGACGCGAGGAACAGGAATGCGACGATGGCGATAGCGAGATTCACTGTTCAGCCGATCAGCGGGTCTTGTAATCCAGGCCCTTGCCGTCGGCCTTGATCTCACGACCCTGGCCGAAACGACCTTCCTTCATGGCGTCAAGATCGGCTTGGGTCGGATACGGAGCATCATGGGACGGCACCGGTTTGGGCTTGGTTACGGCGGGTTTGGCAGCCTCTTCCGCGGCCTTCTTTTCAGATTCCGCCTTGGCATCAGCATCGCGCTTGGCCTTTGCTTCCGCCTTTTCTTTGGCTTCGGCATCCTTGCGGGCAGCCTCTTCCGCGGCCTTCTTCGCCTTGTCGGCATCGGTCTGATTGTTCATCGCGATCTCCAGTCGTTCAGGAATTAAGGTGGGGCGCGAACGCCCCACCCGCTTATCGTCGCTGCAGGCTTACGGGTTGCCGGGCGAATACGACCAGTCGGCGCCGTCGATCCACTGGACCATGCCGGTACGGCGCATCGCCCAAGTAACGTCCAGCAGCATGCGCAGCGCGATGCTGGCGGTCTGGAACATCGACTGCACGGGGGCCGCAACGACGTTCGGCGAACCGGCCGTGCCGATCTGCGCAGGCGACGTGTCTTCCATGTGAATGACCGCCTGCTCGCTCGCCTCGAATTCCGGCTGGTCTTCCACCGCCGTTGCGAAGTCCGCAGCGTCGACCATGATCAGGCGGCCAGCCGGCACGTTGACGGAGGCGATCGCCGTGATGCCGGAGTCTGCCAGCATCTGACGCATCGACCCAAGCTTGTCGTCCGGACCTGGAACGAAGTTGAGCTTGCGAGCCTCGCGCTTGTTCATGAGCAGGACGAGGTTGCGACCGGCCTTGGCCGTATCGAAGGGCGCCGCCAGCGTGTCGATGTCCTGCATGATCGCCGCCCATCCCCCATCGGTGGAAGCGGTCAGGGCCGAGACGCCATACAACAGGCCTGCCGGCCGGGTGCTCGACCCGACCGTGGCGTCGATCAACAGGGTGTCGATGGTGTCGGCAGTGTCGCCGCGAATTTCCTGACGCAGCAGACCTTCGATCTGCGGGTTGGAATACTTGGCAACTTCCTTCGTGAACACGCTGATCACGCCCATCTTGTGGGGCGTCAGGGTGGTGGACGTCAGACCGATACGGCGAACCGGGATCGGCGCGCCTTCGGCAACGAACGAGCCGCTGATCGAGGGCGTCGACGAGCGCGACGGGATCTTGATCTGGCCGCGGCCAGGTCCGAACTGCAGATTCGCGCCCAATGCGGCGAGGCGCGGGTAGAACGAAATGTCGCGCAGGGTCTCGAGAAACGCGACGGTTTCCGTTTCGATCAGTTCAGCAGCCCAGCCCGACACAGTCGTCTTGGCCGGATCGACAGCAGCGCGGACCAGGATGTTGGTAGCCTCATGATCGCGATAGCGCTCTTCGAGGATGGAGATGGGATCGCGCTGCGTTACCTGCGCCAGCATGGCGACGACAGCCTGGCGGATGATGAGGTCACCGGGCTTCGGCTCACGCTCTTTGACACCGAGCGGCTTGCGTGCGATCGGGGCGCCGGGCTTCGATGGTGCGGAGGCAGCGGCGGCAGCGCCATTCGCGAGAGACCGCTCGGCCTTCTTGAGCGAGTCGAGGCGAACCTGACGTTCGTTCATGACTCCTTCAAGGGTTTCGCCTTCGTCGATATCGTAGTCGTCCTGGCTGATGTGATCCTGATACGCGTCGCGTGCGACGGTATAGGCGGTCTGCGCATCTTCGATGCGCTGAGCAAGGGTCTTCATGGGTTTTGCTTTCTGAAATGGCGCGGCGGCTTTGCCGGTGATGCGCGGGTCATTCGAGGCGGCGTGCTTGCCGGGGGCAGTCAAATCCCGTTGGCCGGGGTCGGCTTGCTCGCCAAAGGCCATCTGGATTGTAGATTCGGAGATTTGCAGTGCGCGCGCTTTCGCGAGCGCATTGGTGTTGGATCCGACCGACACCAACGAAATTTCGTGAAGCTCCTGCTTCTCGTAGTCGAATCCGGTCTTGCCGGCCTTGCCGATTTCGAGAACGCTGAAACCGACAGAGGCGGCGCGAAGGACGCCCTGCTCGACCAAGCCAATGAGCTCGTCGATGCGAGCGCTTGTTCCCTTGGCGGCCATCCTAAGCTTGGCCATGACCTTGTCGCCGACCAGACGCGGCGGATCCCAGCGACCAATCGGATAGTCGCTGTTGTGGCCGAACAGCGCGATCGGGTTCCGGTTGAAATTCGAGAAGTCCCAGCCCCTCGGATTGATGCGCGTGCCATGCCGATCGAGGCTGCCGTCGGAAATGACGAAGTCCAGTCCGTCGCCGTCAGTGACGGCAACGCGGTGAACGATAGTCATGGTAGAATTCCTCTTCGCTCAGCCGAGCATGCCGGCGACTTCGAGCTGCGCTTTCGCTTCTGGATTGCGCGACATCAGCATCACCGCATTGAACGCAGCGATAAGCGGATCGATCTTGGCTTTGCCGGCCATCTGCTTGGTGACGAGCACGGCGTTGCCGCGCTTCTCGACCTTTGCGTTACCGACCACCCAGTTCATCAGAGCAGAGCCGTCGTGTTCGATCGTGCCGTCGGCGAGCTTGCGCTCGAGCCCGAGCACCGCGCCGTTCAGCTTGTAGCCCTGCGCAATGCCCTGCAGCTGCTTCTCTTCAATGCCGCGGGACACCATCTCTTCGATCATCGCCGTGACGCCGAAGGGATCGAGTCCGATCGCGGCCTCTTCAGGAAGCAACCCAGCCTTCTGCACACGCTCAATGATGTCGGCCAGCTCCTCAACATCCTGCGTTGGGTATTGGCAGATCGTGAGTGACTTCTCTTTCTCGAAGTCTCGCAGCCGCGGTGCGATTTCCTGACGAAGCTTGAGCACATCCGGCTGACACCACGCATGAGCCCAAAGGAGCCATTTCCGTGTGTCGCGATCTCGGCCCAGCAAAACCAAGCCGAGCAAATCGTCCAGGCCGCCGCCATCGCCGCCGATCACAACCACGTCGCAGCGCGCGAGCAGCACGTCGAGATCACGGAGCGTCTTGTTTGCGCAGCGCTCCCAGTAATTGGCGCCAGCCCAGCGATTGTTCGCGAGCCGCAGCCCTATCTCAACGTTCAGATGTTTGGCGAGATAGACCTGATACTCGCCGCCGGTCGCGTCCTTGACCTTCTTGAGCTCATCAACCAGCCACTCCGCATCGACCGATCGGCCAATATTGGGGTTGGTCACATAGAAGAATGCCGGATCGAGATAGGACTCGGCCTCGATCATCTTTTCCGGGAACTCGTAAAGCACCGGAAGGCTTTTGCGATCCTCGATTTTGCCGTCCCGCACATTGCGGAAATAGTCGAGCTTTGCCTTGAATACGCCGGCCGGCTCAGCGTCCGACTGGGTCGATAGATAGATAACGAAGCCTTCGGGCCGCGAGACCTGGCCGCCTGTCGCCTCGCGAAGCATCGCGTCGGCATGAGGTTTCTTGCCGAATAGCCAGAGCTCGTCGATCAGGATGAAGACGGCCTTCTTGCCGGACACCGTCTCGTTGTCGGCTGCAACCACCTTCAGGAAGGCGTTTGTCGTCCTATGCGTGATGGTCCGCGTGCTGTCCTGAATGTGAAGAATACCGCCCTGAAACCAATCCAGCTCCGGGTCAGCGCGGATCATATCGCGCGCAGGCTTAAACGCGTTGTCAGCGATCTCGATGGTTGGCGCCAAGATCAGCAGTTCAGCGGAATGTCGCCAGTTGCGGATCAGCGCCGTCACCATGATGCCGGCGGCGATGGTCGATTTGCTGTTCTTCTTGCTTATCAGCAGGAAGAACTCGCGGATCAATTGCCGAGCGGTCGTTCGATTAAAGGCGCCGAAGATGGCGGCGACAAAATCAAAGACCCAAGGCTTGCATGACTCGCCGAATGTCGGTTGGCCCGGCGCATCGACGATTTTCAGCGACTTAAAGACTGCGAGCGCAGCCGCAGCCTCATCGGCGAATATCGGGCTCGGTATGAGCGAGCGCTGCTCGACGATCCTCTCTCGCCAGTCGATGCACGACGTCGTCCACTGCGGTTCAAGCATCAGTGCGTCGAAGCCACCTTAGGCGCTTCCGGCGGCGCATACTTGCTGCCGGGCTGGGCAACATTCTCGGCTGAACGCTGCCGCTGGGCCTTCTTGCCACCATCGATCGCCGCGCCGGACTCATTCAGCGTCTTGGCTGCGAGCGCGAGAGACTTCAGCACTTCGGCACGCTGCTTGAGCGAGATCGCCTGGTTCAAGGCTTCCCTCGCCTTGACCTTGTCTTCCCCATCCACGGCGGTGTCGATGATCATCTCCAGCTCACCGAGCTTAGAAGTGGTCGCGTCGAGCTCATCAAGCAATCGAAGGGTCAGGTTCCGGCCGCGACCGACGATCGCTTCAGGGCTGGTCGTCTCCGGTGTGACCGGGGTCTGAACTATGGTGATGGTCCGTGGCTCGGTACGCACTTCAGGGTGCGTACCAACCTTGACCCATTCTTCTTTCTTCGCGCGCTTTCGAATAGCGCCTTCCGAGATCGAATACCAAGCCGCCAGTTCGCGGTTAGACATTGAATCTGCGATGTAATCTCGCTTGATGCCTGCCCAGTCGACAGGCTTTTTATCATCCGCCATTGCTAGTACGCAGAGCAGTACGCACCCTCAATTTCTCCACCCAGGAAAAAATCTGCACATGAGTAGGGCGCCGGTCCGGGCTAAAACCTGATGGAACTTTTGTTCCACCCCCCCGGTCGGGTTCCATATGTTGCCTAAATGACACATCTGGTTCCATAGTCGCATAAATGCAACATAGGCTCCGACTTCGGGTTCCTGGCATACATTATACCAGACGGTCGATCGGCCCTGCACTCAGGGGTACCGCGTCCGCTCCTCCGATTGAATGAGGCCGTCATGAACAGCCTTTGTGACGGTTTCCAAATTCGAGATGTCCCAGAACAGCGTCGGGTCGCCTCGATGCGGGATCTTGTGGGTGGCCACCGGGCTATGCGGCGCAGGGTATCGGCCTATGGCCAAGTCACCTGACCGCTGGCATCGATAGGAGTCACGAAGGAACACCTCGTGCCGCAGCTGCTGCCATCGCTTCGTCTTGTACCACTGGCGCCATGGCGCCATCCGGTTGCGGGACAGGTCGGCAGCGACAGCGTCGCCTGGTGCATACGATAGGCGCGGCGGCTTTGTGGTCAGCAAGGGCTTCAGCAACTTCAAGCCCACAAGGTCTCTCCTGCCTGTGCTTACCCTCACGCCTATAGGCGCGCCGATCAATCGGCTTGGGCAGGGTTCATCTCGCTCGGCGACGTGTCCACCGGATGCATCAGGATGTCGTCTGCCTTGTCGATTACCGGCTCACCGAACATCATGCGCATATGCTCTCGCCTGCGCTTGATCCGGGCCTTGCCGCCATCTGTGGTCTTGGGCGTGAAGGCTACTCGGATGACGTTGTGAGCGTCGATAGGCTGGTTGCCCTGCATCTCTACGTCACCGATGAAGTAGGGCATGAAAGGAACATCGATGCCAATAAGCCATACTGGACAACAGCATGGCTCGATGAAAGCATTCGCGATTGCAACAAAAGGAGAATCAGATGGCCAAGAAAGCCAAGAAGGCCGCGAAGAAGTCGAAAGTCACTAGGACAGCTAAGGCTCTGAAGACCGCGAAGAAGGCAACGACAAAGAAAGCAGCGACCAAGAAGCCTGCGAAGAAGTCTGCCGTAAAGAAGAGTGCGACTTTCGGTACTCGGCAATGGACACCAGAGGTCGTGAAAGAGCTGAAGGTGCTCATCAAGCAGAACACACCGACCCCGCTCATCGCATCAAAGCTGGACCGGTCAGTGGCCTCCATCCGCAACAAGGTCAATGAGCTAGGCTTATCGTTGAAGCCGACGAACAGGTCGCCGGCCGACTGATTATCCCGCCTTGGTGCCATAGAGTTTACAGCCGACGTTCTTGAGGAACTGTCGTTCAAAGGCATCAAGGCGTGGGTCGTCGACGCTCGCCACGACAATCCCCTGATCGTTGAAGGCGTGAACCTTTATGGCGTGATGATCGACAGAATGACCGATTGCTCGGGTCGGATAGTTGGTGTGCAGCGACATTACATAGCTGTGCCCATAGATGCGAAAACCCGCCACGGCGTGTGCCGGGCGGGTCAACTCTTTCAGACGAATCTGGATTGTCCCTACTATGTCAACAGAGCTACCCCAAAGCAAGCGCTTTGTTAGTTACTCACAGCCGGCCTGCATACGATCAACCTCAAGGGCTCGGCGAAGCGGCGGACGGGCGCGAGGACGCTGCGGCTTCAGGGGTAGCGTCCCATATGCGGCCACACTGTTTCGCCCATTCGGCATTACCGGAATGACGCGTGACACAGGCTCCGGCTCGGCGCCGTCGAACCACGGCGTCATTGAAGCCTTGGGCGGAAGAGGTACGAACTTCTCCAGCATTAGCGTTTCGCTCAGCACCACCAACCCTCGGTGCCAAGCGGCATAGTCGGCACGGCTCTGGACAACCGTCATGGCTGTCGGCTCATAGCGCAACGGGCAGAACGAACCAACCGTGTAGAGATCCTTGCCCCTGCACTCGCCGACGATCTTTGCATTGGCGCCGGTTTCGGACTTCATCCGCTTCGGTTGCGGCTGCTCTTCGTACCAGTCAGGCCGGGTCGCTCGCATGGCATGGGACGCGACCAATACGTCAGTCCGTATCCCGCCGACCAAGATCACGTCCCGCGGACGGTCGCGGTAAAGACGCTCCGCACCAGGCCCAAACATACCGCGCAGGGCGCGATCACCAGCCTTGCCCCAACCCACCTGCGGAACCTTCTTCGGCGCAGTCGAAGGCGCCACGTCATTGATCGTGACCAGTCCGCCGAGATCGCCGGCAATGAAATCGATGCTCTCTTCCCAATCGATGACGAGCACTTCTAGCGCGGCCACTGCTTTTTCGATCCGCTCGGCGTCCGGATCAGGCAAGCCGAAATGAGCATAGCGCTGCGCACCACCATCGCCACGGTCCACCCCGCCATGATGCTGGTTCTCCTGAATCCGGTTCCAAATACCCTCGGCTGCCGAGATGTTCTTCTTTGGCAGCTCGTCGCGGAATGCCCAACGCAACAGCAACTCGATATCCATCTCGGTTTTGACCGCGCTCATTTCCCTGCTTCCTATCTTCGATAATTCAGACTGACGCGGTACGCTTAGAGTTCATTAACCAGCGGCTGCGCATGGTCGGCGAATGGGCGACCGCGACAGTCTGCAGAAGGCCAGGTATTGCCGAGCCGTCATGGGGACGGCTACCATCAGCGATATCGACCAGGCGCGACACCTGATCGGTTGCTTGGTCACAGAGCCTCCCACCGCAAACGCATCGCCTGCAGTCCAGGCCGCAGAGGCGCATGCATTGGCATCGATCGCGACGCTTCATGAACGGCTTGCAATGGCGAGCACCGCTGCGGCGGCTGGCGAGTGGAAGCTCGCCGAAGACGCCGTTCGACGCTGGATCGAAGCTGCCGATTAACCTCATGCTGCATCCTCGGCTGATGTGGGAATACGTTCGCCGGTGGCTTCGTCGAAACCTTCAGGCCACAACGTGGGGAAATCCCACCCGACCTGCACCCGGCCTTCCGCATCCTTGCGTTCGCGGGTAGGCGTACCGCGCGGCGCATAGACGACCTGCCAAGCGTTCCATTCGGTAGTGCCCTGCACGACGAAGACCTTGGACGAGACGATCTGCAGGTTTTCAGGCGCAGCCTTGGCGTGAGCCTCTCGAACCGCTGCATCGCAGTAGATCAGCGAAACCATGTCGTCCTTGCGCTTCAGGATCGGTGTCACAGCAGTCGAGATCGTGCCTATGGCGATGCCGTCGAGCAGCCAAGTCTTGATCGGCCGCAGGTCTGGAGGGTCTCGGTACAGGTTCTTGCACACCGCCGTGAACTGAGCAGTCAGGACCGCTTCGTTCTTCAAACCATTTTCATCAAGCGAGCGCGCCTCTGCTGCTGCTTCTGGAGAATGGTTTTTGGAATATGGCTTCTGGGCTTTATCCTTACCGTTATCCTGGGGGTTAACCCCTCCGTTATCCTCCCCTTTAAGCTGGGGATTACCTCCCCCTTTACCGTTCTGCCGATCTTTCTCCGCTTTAGCTTTATCCCGGACCATTCGCCGGGAATAGATCACCTTGTTTTCATCCTCGCTGTAGACTCCGGCCGACGCCAGTTCGAGCAGGTACTTCATGCATTCACCCTGTGAGATGCCTGCAAGCGACGCCAACTGGCGCGCGACCACCTTCTTGCCGGATATGAGGAGGTGACCGTACGGCTCGGCCTCATGCATCACGCAAAGCATCTCGGCCCACAGGCCGCGGGCGCCGATCGAGCACATGCGCAGCTTGGCGTCTCCACGCCAATCCTGCGGATAGAACTTGAACCAAGGCTGTTTGTCTTTCGGCTTTGCCACGATAGATAGCTTTCTGCCCGTCAGAGCATGTTGAGCGCGCTCAGATAGGTCTCGAGGATCGTTTCCTGCTCGGCCCGCTCGTTCGCATCCTGCTTGCGCATGCGGATGATGGTGCGCAGGGCCTTCACGTCGTAGCCATTGCCTTTGGCTTCTCCGTAGATGTCCCTGATGTCGTCGGAGATGACCTTCTTCTCCTCCTCCAGACGCTCAATACGCTCCACGATCGCCTTCAGCTGATCCTTGGCGAAGCTATGGGTGGCCTGGTCGTCGATGCCGGTATTATTGCTGGCCATGTCCGTCCCTCCCCCTTGGCGAGACTTTCGGTCTCTGCGATAGATGATCGATGAGAAAAAAGCGTATCTCCGCAGAGGACCTCGCCTTCCTGATCGTCGAACGGCTCAGGGAAAACGATCCGGTTGCCACGCACCACACGGCGATAGCCATAGTCCCTCACAGGACCTTGGGCTGGGCAGTAGTGATTCCGCGCCGGGCTACCCGCAAGTACGCAGATGACGCTCAGCAGATTGATCGCATACAGACCGACCTGCGGAAGCTCTATTATGTGGCAGAGTGATGTCACCCCTCGGCCCTCCCCTTAAATGGCTGGACCGGCTCCGGTGGCGCAAGACGAGCGACGATGGCGGTGCGGACGATCTCGCGGGAGGCGGCCGGCATCTCGTAGCCTTCGCCCCAGCGGGCGTTGATTACGACACCGAGGTTGTCCAGCTTCTCCCGCATTTCACGGATGTGCCGGCGCACGATGACCCGCTGACTCTGCGGCTGCGCGCGGGTCGCAGACGCGTCCAGCAACTGCTGATGCGTGATGGCGCCGCCAGGCGCGTCGAGCAGCGTCAGGAGGATGCGGCGCTGCGCTCCATGAATCTGCCATTCGTTCGGGAGGATAGCGTCTGACATGTCAGGGGCCTTCCTTGGCGGGGATATTGGCGAACGACAGCGGCACCACTGGTAGCTTCCCACTCTCCCATGAGATGATGCTGAAGCCCGGGACTTCCGCTGGCTCGACATAGCTCCAGCCGGCGTCGTAGAGGCCCTGGAGCTCCGTATCGTGGATTTGGAGCACCTGATAACGGGTCAGTGCAACCTTCTCTGCTGTCTGGGTCATGATCCCTCCGCGAGACGAGCCGCCGCTTCACCGGCGATAGCCGACCAGCCAGCAGCATCAATGTGATTGTCGAGCCGCAGCGGCCCTGTGTATGCCCTCGCCTGCTTCAGCGAGACCATCATCTGTGCGACGTCGTGCTCGTTCAGCGGACGAGCCGGTGCCTTGCCGGCGATAGCGAGCAGCCCATTCCACATCAGCGCGATGCGAGCCAAGCCATTAAGCACGTCGCCATAGGCTTCCTTGCGGTCGCCGCCGACGAGCTCAGCTGCTTTCAAAGCGATAGCTTCGGCCTTCATGCAGCGACCTCATCGAACTTTGTGGCCTCGTTGCCCCATCCGTCGAAGCCGGGACGCGTTTCGCGGCTGAACAGATCAGCGCGCCGCAATGCTTTGGGAGTGCAGGCCGTGACATGGTCATAGAACTCGACCGGCTTCCGCGAATGCTCGCGAGCCACGCCGTCGAAGCGGATATCGAAGATGTCTGTCGACTCGAGAGCCCGGTGCACAGGGTTACCGAGCGTACAGACAAGGATCGGCTCATGCATCGTCCGCACGCGGCAGCCGGGCCCCATGCGAACGGCGCCAGCGGCGGTGGTCTTCCGCCATGACATCTCTGTCACAGGGGTGAAGCCCCACGCCTTGGCGACTTCCTGCGCCTGACAGGTTGCCATTGCCCAACCGCAGGTCCACAGCAGCAGCAGGCAGTCACCGCGCGCGATCTGGCCGACCGGCATCGCCTTTATGTCGTCCAGCGACATGCAATCGTACTGAGCCTGCGGAGACTTTCCCTCACCGGCCGCAGAACGGAGCTCGAATGTCCACGGCGGATCCGCCACAATCACGTCGTAGCCGAACATCTTCATCTCGCCGAAGGGCCAGGTGTCGACCGTCATGCCGAAACCTGCGGAAAGCCGTTGTGCGCAGCTGCAACCAGACGAAACACCATGCCGGCCTGCTCACGCCGCTCAGCAGCCATAGCCGCGGCCACCCGCTTGCGGCGCAGGCGTCGTTTCCAGTTCTCGTGCTTGGGGTTTTCAGCCGGGCGGACGGCAGTTTTTTTGATGTGCTTGGTCATCAGACCGACATCTCCGCTGTGTTGCTCAAAGCTGTGGCCAGCATCGCGCGCAATTGAGTTTTGCTCTGCTCGCCAATCTTGGGCAGTTGGTTCCGATACTCCGGCGACGTCTTGCTGACCGGCGGCAGCCCGGCCGCCTTACGAGTCTCCGCAACCACCTTGTGCTTATGCTTTTGCTTCGTGGCCTTGATGCGGGTCCGTTCGCGCTCTAGGAACGCTGCGCGCTCCGCAGCTGTGTGCCTGGCGATAGTCACGCCGTAGAAAGCTGCCGCCGAAACGACGCTATTGATGCTGACCCCGAGCGCGGTCGCAACTTCGGAGTGAGCGAGGCCCTCTGCGGCCAGGCCGCGCATCTGTCCTATCGTTGTGTCGTTCCAAAATGATCCCCGGCGCATCAGATTCCAGCCCCTGCTGATATTCTTGCTTTGAGATAATTGACGCGGTCGGCGACTGTCGGGTCTGCCTCGACCATTGCGGCGATCTTCCTGACGGCATGGATCGCCGTAGTGTGGTCACGATTGCCGAAGCGCCTTGCAATTTCAGGAAGCGATCGGGGCGTCATCTGGCGCGCGAGATACATCGCGATCTGGCGCGGGAGAACGATGTCTTTCGTCCGCCGGGGCGAGATCAGGTCCATACGGGTGACGCCGTATTCGCGCGCTATCGCCCGCTGCACACGATCGATCGAAATGACCGGAGCGGGGTCAACTGCTGCACCCAAATCCAGCGCAGCGTCCGCCGAGACGAACACCGCATTGCATTCGACGGGAACGATATCGACCGGCAGTGCTGTCGCTTGGTCTTGAGAAATGGGAATGACGACAGCTGAACCGGGGCGCTCTGTGATCACCTCGGAGGCCGACGCTGCACCGATGCGTTGCGCAAGATCGGCGGCCCGCTTCAGGATGGCGACCTCGAAGGACCGCTTTTGCTTTCGGGCGTCGATCTGCGAAGGCGTTTGACCTGCGCGCGGGTCATGGAGAACGCTGCTCATCGTCCCCTCCCCGCGTGGGCTCGCTTGGCGGACGAGCCATGAGCCAGGGCGCGATCACCTCCGACAGATCCAATAAGTTGTGGCCCCGCCGCGCGCACCATCTGGCCACGGCTGTTCGCAGCCTCCGCGGCAATCCTTGATTCAACCATGAGCAGCCGGGTTCTGAGATCTCTGATCTCATTGCGCGCTTCCTCTTCCCGCCTCTGTTCCAAGGCTTGTTCGATTTGCTGGGCTTCATGCGCGTCAATTCGGCGAGCGCGGCCGTACCAAATATTGAAAGCACGTGCGTAAGGGAGGCCGGCAACACGAGCTGCGCGACCGATAGCAACCTTGATGTGGTCGCCAACCGGGCGAGGCTCTGCGAGCTCCATCAGGGCATTCGCGAAGGGCATTACGCACGCCCCCTTGCAAGCTTTTTGCAAGACCTTGCAAGCCTAAGGGCAAATAAAACCAACATGATTTTGCCTTTCGAATTTCAGGTGGTTGGGATGGACGTGGTGGAAGACGACTTCGAGATGATCCTGCTCGCAGCTGCGACCAGAAACGTCGTCGCGTTCCTGATGGAGACGCGCGATGAAAGAGCGGCGACGCCCGAAGACGCCGCCGCTAAGTCAAGGGAGGAAACGCCCAAGGAGGGCTGCCCGAAGGCTGGCGCGCCGCGATCGGAATCCGCGACGACTGAATGGGGTGCGGCAGCTACCGGGGGGACGGCAGCCGCCGCGCTCTCTGCACCGCTTGGGGTCAATGCTGAGAGATCTGAAAATGAAGTGACGACTGCACCACAGGACGCGGGGGGCGTGGGCGCAGCCGTCACGCTCGCATCGAGAGAGCGACCTGCCGATGCGAGATTCGAAAGTGGGGTGGCTGCACCAGTCATGCAGCACCCGCAGTCTTCTTGCGAATTCTCGCTATGACATTTCGGACTGCGCCATGTTGAACAGGATTGGCAATAAACGCCTCGAGAACAGCAACCTCATCAAGGGTCGGCGGCACCGGCTTTCTTGGTTCGCGGTAGTGATCGCGCCCGTACCAACGTTCGAGAATGTCACTCACCAACTTCGGATAGGCAAAATGGACAATCTGCTCGTCCGAATCCTCACGAAGCTTCTTGCAGGCCCAGCGCACGCGCGAGCTGACGGACCGGTAACGGGTCTCGTCCTCGGAGATCGCTCGACGGACTTTGATGCTGCCGATCGGTTTGAGTTTCTCGCGAGCGGGCTCAATCGAGCCAGCTTGCAGCATGGCAGCTATGGTAGCTCGCAGGCGCGGAGCGGAATGAAACCATTCACGATGGAAATGAAGGTCTGCGAAGCACTGATGCAGGAAGCTTTCTTCCTTGTAACCACCGGGTATGCTTCCGATTACCTCCAAGGGAAGCGGAGACCAAACTGCTATCTGCTCCAGGCGACCTGCGGGGACGGACGAGCAGCCAATCTTTATCGGTCCGTCAAGACCGACAGGTTTTATAAAATAGACGAGCTGCGGGCGCGAGGATGTCATGCTGCGCCTGCCTGTTCGGGTGAACGGGCGGCGACATTCGCAGCGAGCATCTCGGCTGCGGTCGCGGAGGCCAGCGGCATAACGATGGGCCAGTGGCGATCAGGGATGCCGATCTTGGACCACTTATAGACGGCCTCGACCGACACAGCGCCAACGGAAGCGGTCGCTATTGCAAGCGGCCCGCCAGCGTCTTTTATGATCGTGGAAACAGTTCGCATGCATCTGGATATACTGGAATTAAATTCCAGACACAAGGCCTACGAATTCCATACCGAAAATAATTCCAGTTCCTATTGTGCGGCGATGCAATGGAACGACCGCTTAATCAAGCTTCTCAATGACAAGGGATGGTCGGTTCCCGACCTCGCTCGATCGATGGGCAGCGCGGAGGAAATACCGTCTCTCACCGAGCGACTGTACAAATACGCAAAACCGTCCGCCGAAGGCGGCAAGCCCGTCCCGAGCCCTCGGGGCAACATGATGGCGAAAATTGCTGCTGCTTTAGGCGAGAGCGAGGAGTACCTGCGTTTCGGCGCGCGCGCGGATTCGGCCGTCCCAGCTGCGAAAGAAGCCATTCTCGGACCCGACGTCTCGGATGCCCGTCGCGGACCGCGCGATGTCCCGGTGCTGGGGATCACGGTTGGTGGCGATACAGACGACGATGATGACAGGGATCCGGACTTCTGGCTCAATGGCGAAGTGGTCAACTACGTGGTTCGCCCGTCAGGCCTTTCGCATGTGAAGGACCTTTTTTCCCTTTACGTGCAAGGGGATTCGATGTGGCCTAGGTACGAAGAGAACGACCTTATCTTTCTAACGAAAGCCGCGCCCGCGATCGGCGACGACGTGGTGATCGAGCTTCACAAAAAAGCGGAAGACGGCGATCACGCGACGTTCGTGAAGCGGCTGGTGCGCCGGCGCGGCTCATATCTGACCGTTCGCCAGTACAATCCGGACAAGGAGATCGACTTCTCCATCAAGGAAATCAGAAACCTTTTCCGGGTGATACCGACGAAAGAGTGGGTTGGCTGATCAGCCGAACTCGGCCGGGGTTTCTCCGAATGTGGCGACGACGACCGGCGGCTCGAATTCCCCGAACTCCGGCTCCCCGGTGACCGAGAAGACGACCACGCCGACGGAATGCTCGGCCGCCTTCTCCCCCCGAACCTTCGCCTGTTCTGGCGTCTTGCATAGCTCAGGCTGTGCGCCGATGAGCATGCGACCCTTCTTGCGGAATTTCTGCACGAAATGCTGTGTTTCTGACATCGCTACACTCCACTGTTAATTCACGAGCCTCGCCGCCTTGTTGGCGGCATTCTGGACAGTAGAGGCGGCGCCAATTTGTATCGGCAGGCAGTTGAAGACGGCCAAAACGACCGCAATCACGACAGGAAATCGATACCGAGACAATCATACGCCGCCCCCTTAATGTTCTTCTTTCGTTCTATAAAAGCGGAGGCCTTAACGGTTGTCGAGTCTGATTCGCGCAGCCGGGGCGATTCTTTTGGATAGCTTGCCCTCGACCGCAAGTTGCGATTGGGTGCGAAGAAACGGGGGAGGAATATCGAGATGAAACTGGTTGTCACCGCAGCCGCTATAGCTGCTGGATTTCTGTTGGCGGGATGCCAGACGGCTCAGCCGCCTAGCACGGCGAGCGGTAAGGCTGAGGTCACGATTAAAGCGCCCGTTGGCGCCATCAAATCGGCGATTATCTCGCGGGCGATCAACGTCAAGTACAGCGTTACAAAAGACACGGAGTATCTTCTCCAAATGGAGAAGCCTTCCGATAACTTCGGCGCAGCACTCTTGCTCGGATCCAAGTACGATTCCGTCCCTGCCGAGCGCGCAGTTTTCACCTTTGCTCCACAAGGCGACACTGTCCGCGTAGTCGCTGCGCTAATGTACGTCACCAATCCAGGCTCGGGCTTCGAACGCTTGACGCCGGTGAACGCTGGAGAAGGCGTCGATCGGACGCAGGCAAGCCTGTACGAGATCAAAGACCAACTCGAAACGCCACCCCCCGCGCCTGCGGCGTCAAGGCCAAAACCTCGTACCGCATCGACAGGCGCGAAGCCCGGCACATAGCTTTTCTAAGAGATGGGCGAGAGGCGCTTGCCCTCACTTGTGAGTTGCGGAATTGTCTCCGCGACATGGGGGCTGCGTATGACAACGAGAAACGATTCGAATTCACCGGCCGATGCTGCCAAGGATCTGGCGGAGAGCGTTCTAGCTTGGGCTAAAAAGCATAACCTATTTTCTAAGGTGCCGCTCGACGAAGCTGTCGACGTACCTGCGGACCCCTCGTTCAATAGGGAGTCGGCCTTCCGCGCGCACGCGGTAGAGGAGATCCTGCGCAAGCGATCGATCAACCTGATCGGTTACAATGAGCCGGAAAAAAAGGTCGTCGTGTTTTTGCAGGGGAAACTGAGCAAGTCCGACGAAAAGATTCTGCCCTTCCACACAGACGGCGTAACATTCGAGTACATTCAAGGCGGCATTGCGCAAGTCAAAGGTCACCCTCCCGCGCCCGAGGCTCCGAAGCCGTTCTACCAACACGGCGGCCGCTACAGCTGCGGTTCTTCGATTTACCCGGCGCACTGTATTGGCGCGGGCACTCTCGGACTACTTGCAATGGACGCTGCGGGGGTCTTATTCGGCGTGTCCAACAATCACGTCACCGGCGCCTGCAACAATGCCATGCCGGGACTTCCCATTTTAGCCCCCGGCCCTCTTGATGCCACCGAGGACGCCTGCGACCCTTTCACAGTTGGGCGTCACGCTCGGCTGTTGCCGATAAATGACGGAATTCCTGAAAACATCTCGATTGACGTAAACTGCGATGCCGGCGCGTTTCAAATTACCGACGTGGACAGAGTCACTTCGATGCAGGGAACGCTTTATGATACGCCGTCCTTGGTCGCCGAACCCACGCCAGGCATGATTGTTGAAAAGATTGGCAGAACCACGGGTCGCACGCGCGGGAGGATTGTGGCAGTATCAGCATCGCCGGTGCCGGTCAGTTACAACGTTACCGAATACGCCGTCCGGAAAAATGTCTACTTTCCAAGGGTATATATCGTCTTAGGCGATAATGAGCAGCCATTCTCCAAACCGGGAGATTCCGGTTCGCTGGTTGTCTCGATAGATGCAGACGGAAACCGGAAGAGTGTCGGCTTAGTCTTTGCCGGAAATGAACAAAGGGCATTATCGTTCATTTTACCCCTTCCTGAGATACTACAGAAGCTCCAATTGACAATTGTGTCAGGGCACCATGTCTAGCGATGCGCAAAACATAACCTCGGCTGCGCGAGCGCTCGCAAAGTCGATCGATATACCGAGCAGTAGAGGCAGCGTGTTCGCTTGGGTGGATGGTATCGAGGCCCGCATCGTGATCGCGGCTGACGCAAAGTGGCTCGCGGCGAATCGTAAGGTTCCGGAAAGCTACCGCGGCTTCGCTGTTGTCGTTGAAGACCCCGTGTGTGGAACCGCACACAGACGTTTAGCTTCGGCCCACTGAGCTTATTCGGGAAGCAAATTGATTGCGGCTACAATCATGACATCCCAAGTTACTTCGGGCATCCTTTCCCCCGACTGAACTTCATAAGCGGCATCTATCATGGCCGCGGTCGGCTCCCGCATGGCCTCGATGGCGGCTCGGGCTTCCGCATGAGCGAGGCCGACAAAGCTGTGATTCAGTCGAACGATCTCATCCCAGCTTTCGCCAAGGCCCGTGCGCTGCGCCCACGTCTCATAAATCGCCCGCGCCACTCGCTCGATCATCTCGCTCATGATCTTCCTCCCAGGTCTCTCGGAACCTCACCGAACCGCGCTATAACGTTCGGCGGCGTGAATTCATCGGCGTCAGGGTCCGTCGGTCGATCGACCACCACCGCGCCGCCAGCCCCAGCCAATGCCTCCGCGCGGCGAAGGGCGATGGCCTTGGACGGTGCCTCGCTCGGCCGGAGCCACTTCAGCATCCCGCGCGCGTTCACCTCGAAGCCCTGCACGATATAAACGGCATTCGCCACGACACCCTCCCCGCCGCACCATGCGACTGAGGGAGGATAGTCTATCCGGAATTATTTTCCATATAGCTGTTGACAAATTCCGGTTCTGGAATTATTTTCCAGATCGGGACTGAGGGTTCTCTCTCCCATCAGATCGGGAGAGCGCTTCGTGCCGAACGAGATTTCCAATCAGACGCCGACCATGTCGAGCCGCGAAATCGCGGAACTGGTCGACTCTTCGCACGACAGCGTGCTCAAAACGGTTCGAGCCCTGGTTGCCCGGGGTGTCGTTTCCGGAAACGAGACCCCCTATCGGCACCCGCAGAATGGTCAGTCGTATCCTGAATTCCTGCTGACCTTCCGAGATACGATGGTCGTGGTGTCCGGCTATAGCGCCGAGCTGCGCGCCCGCATCATCGACCGATGGCAGGAGTTGGAGAAGGTCGTCGCCCCGCTGGCGCCGATGCATGCCCTGCCTCAGTCGTTTGCGCAGGCGCTGCAGCTCGCCGCCGACCAGGCCCGCCAGATTGAGCAGCAGAACGCCACGATCGCCGAGCAGGCGCCGAAGGTCGATCTCTACGAGCGACTGCTGAATGCTGGCGGTCTGATCGGACTGCAGGATGCCGGCCGGGCGCTCCACTGCCATCCCAACCTGTTCATCCGTGACGTGGTGATTCCTGACTACTGCTTCCGCGATGGAAGCCGGATCGTCGCCAAGCAGTCCTGGGTCCAGCGCGGACTTTTCGAGAACAAGGCCTTCACAGCCCCGAACGACAAAGTCCTGCTTCGCGCATGGATGACGCCGAAGGGCCTCGCTCATTTCGGCACAGTCCGGATCCCGGACCATGTGAAGAACCCGCCACGCGCATCAGCAACCAAGTCCGTCCCTGCGATCTCCGCAGCGGCTACGGCTTATTGAGGGGATGGAAATGGTCAGCCTTGCGTCCCCATCACCCCTCGACATCTTGGAGCCAGCGGCGTGCGGCTGCTTCGAAGACCCCGAAATCTGCATGTGCTTGGCCGCCGAGCGCGCCCTTCGGCATGTCATCCGCACTCGCGGAAAGCTGACTGAAGAGCAGCGCGAATGGTGCCTGACCGAAATCGATCAAGTCGAAGGCTACGACCGCAGCACCCTCGCGGGATACGCCGACGACGATGTGGCGCAAGCAGTCCTGAATGCTTGGGCTGACTACGCTCGCGACAAGGGAATGCTGTGATGTCAGAGCCCCGCCCCCGCTTCAATGCCGAAATCGCCAAGCTGGCCGCAGCTGAGATAGTCGACTCACTGATCGCGCAGCGCCTGGTCGGCGCTTCCGAGCGAGACGAATGCATTGCCGGCATCGCGAAGCACGCCGGTCCGCATGACGATGGATACACTATCGCCAAGGCAATGGACCGTTACGAGCACTGGGATTGCGATTTTCAGATTGCGGAAGTGCTCGATGGGTTCGGAAACGCATGCGATGGCTACATGCGCCAGGCCGAAAAGGAATGGGCTGCGCGAACAAATCCTCAGCCACCGGTGCCAATGGGGACCCGTATCAAGCTCTCCTGGGGCAAGTCCGGCATTATCGACGGCATCAGCTCATACAGCGTCGCAAGCTATGAGGTGAAGGTTGACGGCGAGCCAGAAAACTCCCGGTACATCGTTCGCTTTGAAGAGGCAGTCGCAGCTGAGACGGAGACGGTGTGATGGGCGAGTACAAGCGCAAGCTCCCAGAGCATGACTTCAAATGCCCCGTCTATCCACAGCCGGAGCAAGGTGACTACGACGAGCAAGAGGATCAGCGCGAAGCCTCGACCCTGCTTTCGTTTGTCGTCATCAGCCTGTGCATCGGCGTCGCCTGCGGCTGGGCCGGCATCCTTACAGGGAGGATCTGATGGCACGCAGTGCGCGCAGCACATGCAGGCTCACCGTGGAGCAGCTCACGGCAGATCGGCCGCAGCGCGCCAGCGTCGGTGCGGCGATGCGCTACCTTGCGCGCTGCAGCCCGGAGGAACGGGCCGAAGCAATGGCCCGCGTTGATGCGGCATTCGCAGAGATACAAGCGGCGCCGATCGCCTTCACAGGCCCCGGCATCCCGAAGGCCCGCACCAGCCTCTACCTGAAAAAGAACATGGTGCCAGTCGCTTTCGTCATTCTGGAGGATCACCGCGCCGATCGCGGCACGCTGCGCGCATCGACGGACGGATCGGTCCGGCGATCTTTCTGGTTCAGCGCAGAGCGTCTGATCATCGAGGAGCAGGATGAAAATCTGGTGCTGGCCGGCATCCCGCGGCGAACGCGGACATGGATCAACGAGAAGAACAAGTCCGCCCGCCTCGGCTATGCGGCCCGCTCTGATCTCGAAGGAGAAGCGACTGACGAACGGCGCGCAACGTGGAAGCGGCTTTGCGAAATCGCCGACGCGACAGAACAGATCATCGACAAGGCGCGGAAGATTCCTACCCGTCGCAGCACCCTTACCGGCCTCAACCCATGGTGATCAGCATGAGCAACGTTCTGGAGATGCGGCCCCGCGCCGAGACGGTGAAGGAAATGGCCGAGTATCTCGTTGCCGCCATCCTTCACGGCGGGCTCGACACGTCCAACGACGTCGACGTGATCGAATGCCTTCGCTGCGCAGCGCCCCGCTACCACTATCGGAAGGTCCTGGATCACATGGATGACGCCATGGTCGAGGCAAAGCAGATCCTGATCGCAGCGGAGATGAGCAAGTCATGACTGATGTGATCTGCGCGCTTTTATTAGGCGCCTGCATTGGCGGCCTCATCGTTCTCTACTGGATGTCTCCGAAGAAACCTCTTCGAGACACCTTCAACGACATCCACCATTCCGAAGATAGCCTCGAGCAGCGCGCGCGGAGAGTGCAATGAACCTTCGCGGCCAAGAGCGACGCGAGTTTCCCCTGTCGGTCCGCAAGGCCGCGTTCAAGCGCTGCTGCCGCGCCGGCGTGCCGCACTGTGAGACCTGCGGCTCCGAGCTCAATGGTCGCACCGGGACAATCTACGAGCACGTCGTTCCCGAGGGCCTGGGCGGTGAACCGACGCTGGACAACTGCAAGGTCCACTGCCGCACATGCGCGGACATCAAGACCTTCACCGAGGATAATCCACGCATGCAGAAAGCTGATCGGGTGCTGAAGAAGAACCACGGGCTGCGAGCCAAGCGATCGCAGATCAAGTCTGGCGGGTTTGAGCCGGCAGGTGCGCAGCGTCGCGCATCTGGCCAGGTCAACAAGTGGCGGGGATACGCACCATTCAATCAGCGTGAGGAATTGTCATGACGACAGCGCGCCAGACATCGCAACGGGCGATCGAGCCCGAGGACTATCTTTCCGAACAGGCCGTCTTAGCCAAGTGGCCGATGCTGACGGCGAAGGAACTGAAAAAGGCTCGCAAATACAAGGCTATCGAGTTCTACGCCTTCCGCTCCGGCCCCTGTTACACTGCCGAGCAAGTCCAGCTTTACATCGACCAGACCTATTTGCAGCAAGGTGAGCCATGCGAAGCGCCCGAAGATCGGCCCCTGCCGTCGCTGCCATCGCCGCCGAGCGGGCAGCAGATGAGCCATTCGAGCTCAACGGCCTCTATCTCGACCGCCCATATCCAAAACGCGGCGGTGTTGTCTATGCCTGCCGGTATGACGCCGGAGCTGGCTGCGTCCGCCGCCGAACTCTTAAGACAACGGACTGGGAAGACGCCAAGGTCAGGCTCGCGGCGCTCGTCCTTTCAGCGCCCGCCGCAGCCGACGGCGGCATCCCTGGTCCTCATCAAGTGATGGCCGAGGCCGCCCTGAACAACTATCTGGACGGCCACGCCACGACGATACGGTCGGAGTCCGACGCGACGCGCGCCGTGACCCTCGCCAAGCAATACATGACCGATCACGCCAAGAATCCGATGGCGCCGGTCTCATTCTGGACGCCGTCCCGCCAGCTAGAATTTGCAAAGTGGCTGCGAGATACGCTCGGCCATTCGCCAGCGTCCATCGAGCGCCGGCTTGACGTCGTATGCGCGGCCTTCCGTGAGATGACGGAGGTGAAGCTGCGGGTTGATCCGTTCGGCCAGACCGTCGAAACGGCGCTGATGACCCACGCGCCGAAGTTCGTCTACAAGCGCGCGCGGATCGCCAAAGAATTGAAGGTGGCTGCCTCGAAGCCGCGGCACACGACGATGTCCATCGACGACGTCGCCAAGCTGCTCGACGCGATCAAGCTGGAGCATCTATTCCGGTTCGCGATCATCGGCCTGAACACATGGGCCCGGCCCGAGGCCATCGCCGACTTCGATCCCAAGACGCAGCGCGTCGAAGGCCTGATCTATCTAAATCCGCCAGATCGGGTCGAGACGAATAAGCGTCGTCCGGACATCCCGGAAACCCGCTGCCTGGCCGCGTGGCTCGACAAGTGGGGCACGGATGAGCCGTTGCTCGTCTTCCAGGGCGAGCGCGTTGCAAGCGTCAAGAAGGCGTTCCGGACGCTGTCGAAGACCGTCGGCTTCAAGGTGAATCCCGGCTCGTTCCGCCACTTCATGAGCACCCGCGTGCGTGGTCTGTGCCGCCATGTCTCACGCGAACAGCGTTCCATCTGGATGGGTCACGTCGTCAAGGAAGGCTCGCGCACGACCGACAATTACGAGGCTTTCGATCCCGAATACCTGCGCGATGTTGCAATGGCGACCGACTACGTGATGGAGCAGATCCAGGCGAAGTGCAGCCGGCAACTTCTGCTCATGAAGACACGATTGACGAAGCGTGAGATCGCCCATCTTGGCGCGCGAGCCGGAGGCGCAGGCAAATGA